ATCTGGTTCTTGTGGAACCCGGAAAGAGCTTTGTTCGAGTTATCCAATCTATTGGACGAGGTATTAGAAAGGCAGAAGATAAGGACTTTGTACAAATCTGGGATATTACGAGTTCCTGTAAATTCGCTAAACGACATTTAACACAACGCAAGACTTTCTATAAGGAAGCTAACTACCCGTTTGACATTGAAAAACTTACATATAAGTGATAAAATATAACTATGAGAATACTTACCTTAGACAATACTTTCTATAACTTAGAAACACTACCCGAAGAGGTAGATGATTTGCGCTTTGCTATACTTGACAACAGTAACACACAAAATGTAGACTATCATTATATCCCTCTTATCTTTTTAGAATCATTCAACAGTCCTGCATTAGTACTACGCATTGGTGATAGAACAATTAAGATGCCAGTTGATTGGCAGATACTTATCGGCGAACCTGAAATGGGTGACTTAGAAACATTACCGTTGACAAGTATCAACGACAGAGGGTTCAAAGCATTTGAGTTTAATCCCTTGAGCGCATTCAGACCTAGCTTTCAAGACATTGAGATTGTAGATATCTATCACGATGTAACTTGGTATGCACCTAGATTGAAGAACGGGCAGTTCTTATGTGTGCCCATTGATGACGGAGAGAAACCTAGATGTGTTTACTTTGTCAAAGAGATTAGTAGAAATTGTGAAATTGTAGACTATCAACAGGCATTCTAATGGCAACAAAGAAACCAGCAGTACCGACAGACGAAAAACTAGAGAAACAAGACTTTGAGTTATTCAAAGCACTTGATGCTTTGGATCGTAAAGATTACAAGTACTTGGACAACTTAACAGAAGAACAACAAAAGAAGTTTGTCCCGTACATGATGACGCATTGGATGAGTACTATCAAGGGCAACGGTGAGTTGGCAGCATATTATGTAATGAACACTGAGTATGCGGCAAATAAAAATCTTTTCAATGAACACGTACAAAAGCATCCCAAGCTACAGTGGATGATGCTGTGTGCAAGTAGCCCTGGTGTAGGTAAACAATTCCATCAATGGATACCTCACTTGTCTGCTAAGGTAGCAACGTTAAAAGAAACACCTAAATCAAAGGATGTTAAAGAGTACTACACAAAAATTTACCCTAAGACAGATGCAGATACTATTGATGCTCTAAGCGAAGCGTTCATTGAGGAACACAAAAAGAAAGTCTATTTGGCTAAGAAGTTCCCTGAACTAAAATTAACTGATATTGAAACCCTATCATTGCTAGTTACTGATGAAGAAATCAAACAATACGAGCGAGAACTCGGTAACAATTAATCCAGCAAAGTATAGCTGTGAGTTTTGTAATCGAGGGTTCTCCAGAGAAAAAACTATTGTCTCACATATTTGCGAGACAAAATCACGCTGGCTAAACAGGGACAACAAAGGCAATAGACTAGGGTTTCAATCTTGGTTGCAGTTTTATCAAAAGAACTCAATGAGTAAGACTAAGAACAAGACTGTTGAAGAATTCATTCGCAGTCCTTACTATACTGCTTTTGCAAAGTTTGGTTCTTATTGTGCAGATGCTAATGTTATAAACGTAAGCAGATATGTCGATTGGCTACTAAAGAATCAGATTAAACTTGATGTTTGGAATACTGATTCTACCTATACCCGTTTCTTAATTGAGTACCTTAGGGTTGAGGATGCCTTTGATGCGATACACCGTAGTGTAGAATATTGTATCTCCCAAAGTGAGAACGAAAGTATTCAACCCAAAGATGTGTTACGGTACGGCAACAGCAACCGAATCTGTCATGCCATCACAACGGGCAAAATAAGTCCATGGATGTTGTATTGCAGTGACAGTGGTATCCATTTTCTAGAGACATTAAATGAAACCCAAGTTAAAATAGTATCTGATTACATTAATCCAGAACAATGGGCATTGAAGTTTCACCGTGAACCAGAACTTAAAAAACAAATCAACGACACCCTCACATTGGCGGGGTACTAGAGTTCGCCTTGATTGGCGTGATGGGCGTGACGATACAGAAGCATGGAATGAAATCTGTGCTTGGGCCATTGAACAATATGGAATGCCTGGTACAAAGTTTTCTTGGCATCCAATGATTGATTATATGGATTTTTATTTCTATGACGAAAAAGATGCTATTCATTTTAGCTTGAGGTGGTTATGAATTCATTACAACGCAGACAACATAAACGAAAAACTGAACATACTATTGTCCTAAGAAACGAAACTGAAAAATACTATCAGTTCGACATGAAGATAGAAAAGGCTAAGAAGTTTTGTAAAAGAAAATGCAAGGGCTTTTGGATGCATGAAACTGACTGGAACAAAGTTACCTTTAGATTTCAAAAAGAAAGCGATGCAGTATATTTTGGATTGATGTGGCTATGAACTTAAATCACTTAACAGATAATGAACTTATTGACCACGTCATAAAGTATGACACTGATCCTATACGAGTACGACTTGCTACTCACATGCAACGAGTGCATGGTGCAATCATCGATGATTTGGTATTTGCCGGCATGGATGATGTGTGGTGTACTTTTAATAGTGTTGTCAATGGTGGAGAATATCATTCAGGCGATTACATCAGACACCTTGAAAATGAGATTGAGTACCTGCAGAACGAAGTAAGTCAGAATCTCAGAGAGATTGAAAACTTAAAAGCACGAACTATCATGGATTTGATTGGTGAACTCAAACAAGAGATTAAGACAGCAGAGTGGTGCAGGGACGAAGCAATCAGAGAACGAAACCATGCTAAAGAGCATGAAAGTATTATGAAAAATAAACTTGACATGTGGGCAATATTGAACCGATGAGTTACGCTGATAGTTTAATTCAAAAGTGGTATGAAGAAAAAGAGATAAATGAAACATACTGGCCCTATCAACATCAAATTAAAGACTGGAAACATATCTATACTGTTGAAAGATTTTGCTATGATAATTTTAAGAGTAAGAACTGGCGCAACCGCGGTCGTACATTTGCATTCAAGCGCAAACAAGATTATGAATGGTTCTTGTTGAGGTGGCAATGATAGACTTAGACCTTGTAAAAACGATAGTAGCTAGGCAGGGACAGAATGAGTTTCTGAAAAACCCTATCGTATTACCACCCGAAGCAAAAGTTGTAACTGGTAAAATCAAAGAAGATGCTTACTTGCATTTTCTAGAAACTAAATGCGGTGTAGAGGTACTGTTGTCAGATTATCATAACGAAATAATTGGGTACAATGTTATTGATGAAAAGAAGTTTTCTTGGTTCGTATTGAGGTGGAGTTGATGGAATATTTTTACGGTGGCGGCGGAAACAATCGCCCAGTTTTTATATACAGATTCAAAGTGAAAAGTTGTACTCCTACAATGTACAGCTGGGCTGAAGCCTACCCAGAGAAGGGACCCTTCAGTCGTTTTCATATTGAGTGGCAAAGTGTTTACAGTAAGATGGATAGCCCTAGAGAATATGATGTAATACAGTTTGAGCATAGTGATGCCGCTAAAGTATTCAGAATCGCATTTGCAGGTGAGTATGAAGATATATCTATGGACGGATATAGATGAAAATAGTATGGGGCAGAAGCATAAACTTCAACATAGAGCTACACAAGGCACGTATGAGTTACAACGGCGCAAACAAATTTAATCCTAGTCCAGGAAAGCAGTACATGGAATACACAATCATAACCGATGGTGCAGACTGCTACCCTTGGCACGAATACTTTGCTATCTTGCCACGCAAGACAATTAGTGGTACTCGCATCTTCTGGGAGAAAGCATACAAGCGTAAAGTATGGGTAGTGTGGGGCACAGGCTTTCATATGGAACCTGAAACTCAATACGCAACAGCATTTGACTTATTGACGCACGAATGAAAACTAGAAACGAATTCACCCGAGTAGAGCACTTCTCTAAATCTAAAACATGGGTTCATTGGAAAAACATGAAAAAGATGAAAGAGATTTATGAGAAACAGTATACTGGTTACTATGAGCCAACCACTACCGGCAAGGGCGATAGCTTTGATAAGTGGATTGAAAAGGAATGTGGTATAAAAATATTGTTTGATCCTTACGGCAACGTACTAATGGACTTTGATATTATCGATGAAGGTAAGTACATGATGTATGTACTTAAGTACCTATGAAGATACTTGTGTTAGGTAGAATACCCTCAGCACATTTTATGTCTATGCTATTAGCTAAGTCTAATACTGTATATCATTATGGGGCAAACATATCGTATCAGGTTACAGACAACTACATCCCTATTCCTACTAAAGAAACATATGGCTACTTGATTGGATGTATTGATAAGATAGATTTCGATTTGATTGTCCCTATGCAAATTGAATATCAAATGTCGCATGAATTACGTGAAGCAATTGATAAGAAGAACATACCCTGCTTCATGCCGTCATACGAGAATACTATGCTTGAGTGGGATAGAGTTAAAACTAAAACAATGTTAGATGAACTTAACATACCCACACCTAAGTATTCTGTTATGAATAAGGATGAGTTGTTAAGTAAGTTTACAACTTTGCCTCGCCCCTTTGTATTAAAATGTAACATGTTCTGGAATGAGGGTGCTCAAACAGTGATTGTCACTGACGATAACTACCAAGCTGAATTAGTTAAGTGCAAAGATAATAATGATGTTGATACCTACGTGATAGATGAATATATCACTGGGAACGAAATATCATACCATGCTGTATGTAATGGTTCTGAATTCGTCTATATCGGTTCTGCACGAGACTACAAGAAGTTCGAAAACGGAGATAAAGGATTCAACACAGAAGGAATAGGGTCGTATAGTAACAGTGACCGTTTCTATATCGTTGACCAGTATGCACAAAAAATTGTAGATTACTTGTCACAGAAGGGCACGCCTTATGTTGGTATACTTTATCTAGGTATAATTATTGATAAAGACAACGTTCCGTTTGTTCTTGAAATTAATACAAGATTTGGGTGCCCAGAATCATTGGCTATTCTTTCTACCATAATTACTGATATGTCAACTGTGATGTACAATGCCGCAATTGGTAAAAAGATTCCAGAAATCACGTTCACCGATAGTAAAGCAGTTACAGTAATGGTTGTGCCCAAAGATTATCAATATGACCCTGATGCTAATAAACCAATCTTTAATGACATACCGGTAGATATAGTGTATAATAGACCCGGATACAGTAGTTGTCACGCATTTACCGTAACTGGTAGCACAGTAGATGAGGCTAGTAAGAAGCTATATTCTTACTTAGATTCGCAGTCTATGGGTGACTATGTATATCGCACTGATATAGGTTTTATGAAATGAAATTACGTCTTAAAGCACGTTGGCGACAATATCTTGCTCACCGCAAGTTAGCAAAGAGTGGCTATCTTTCTTGGCGTGCGTATCGTCATAACCGTGACCCTGATATTGTGCGTTACGCTGACAAAGTAAGTGACTTCTACAAAAACTACAAATATGTGTACATGTGTGAGCATGGCACAGCACATTATGCTTACAGCGTAGTACATGATTGTGGTCCAGGTGGATTAGTATTCGGTTATGAAGAAATGCGTGATTGGTGTGAAAGTAAATGTAGATTCAAGTATCGTGTAGACATTCATAGAGGGTTGAAACAAACTGGTCTAGGTATTAACGGTGAAGAATATCCTGAATGGTACTTTAACGATATCGGTGGAAGAGACATTGTATTCTTTGCTTTCATGGATGAGCAAGATTACTTGATGTTTAGGTTGAGGTGGTGATGACACAATATTACGATCCTAAAATAGCCGTTAATGTAACAGCAACGGCTCAGAAAATACTCATGCCTATGATTAGGAATTTGTATCCACAAATGTTAGCCCAATCTATTCTAGGTGTACAACCTATGACAGGATCAGTGGGCGAGATTTTTACCATGCGAGCCAGCTACAAACCACAATCAAAATACAAATTCAGTCGTGCTAAATGGTACTACGCAGACCATCGCTATGAAGATTATGATGCTATCATAGCATGGTGTACTGAACAGTTTGGACCGCGCCCTAAACACCCTGATGCATGGACACGATGGGTTGATGAACACATTGACCGTATTAAATTCCGTGACGAAAAAGATTATGCTTGGTTTATGTTGAGGTGGGGATGATGCAAGAACCTTATTTTGTTAGAGAAAGATTCATCGTTCCTGTAGGCAGACTGTGGGCAGAACCTTGGCCTAAGTATTTTGACAACTTTTGGAACACTTGTTCTGTTACTGCTAGATTGAATGGTTGGGCTCCTATTACTGTTGCTAACTATGAACTTAAACCATTAGGTGGTAAACTGATTCAAACTAAAACACAAGGCTGGTACTTACGTTGGGATGATGAAAAGCATCACGCATTTTTTGTATTGAAATGGTCATGAAAATTGAAATTAAATACGTGCCAGGCAAAAGACCATATCATATTGACGTTCAATGGCGCACAACTAATGATTGGAGCTCGTCTCAGGCGTATACATGGTGCATGAAAACATTCGGTCATAGAAACGAGAAGTATGACAACCCTCGTTGGTATGCTAACACTAGATACTTTACAGGTGACTTTAAGTTTCGTGACAAAAAAGATGCTGAATGGTTCTTGTTGAGGTGGGGATGAATAGAAAACAAGCGAAATTCAGAGTTCCGTTTAAACGCACTAACAACTGGTGGGGCGGTGACTGGGCCGACATATCTAATTGGTGTCGCACCAATAATATAGGTCGTTGGGATTACATGAATGAAGAATTTTGGTTTACGGAAGAACAAGATTATGTATGGTTTAAGTTGAGGTGGTTATGAAGCAATATGGAATAGCTATTGAGAGTTGGCCTGCTACACGTAAAGTAGATGTTAAATGGTGGCTGCTTGAAAACTTTGGACCTGAAGACTCTCCTACACAAAAGGGGCGTTGGGGCTGTGCGTATGACTATGGTTTAGACAATATCTATATGAATGAAGATGTTTTTATAATGTATCAATTGAGGTGGAGTTAATGGAACATCAACGATACGGACAATATACTAGTAACTGGACTAATGTTATTGTAGACCCAGCATGGCGCGAACCAATCAAAGGTGAACATATTGCTTGGCTAAAAGCACACGAAGGTGGGTACTATCATCTTCATCGTAATGCCACTGCTGTTAAGTTTGAGCGCAAAGAAGATGCTGAATGGTTTATACTGAGGTGGCTATGATTACAAGTATTTGGTATCACATAGAAGATAATAGACCCACTAAAACAGGTTATTACCTTGCTTATAAGAAGCCGTCTCTGGGAGACGATAGTGAAGGGTACGGTGTATATTACTGGGATAATGAGTATACCGATTGGAGGGAGTCGGCGGCCCCTCATTCTTATGGTATGAGAGTTACTCTTTGGTCAGAACTACCGGCACATGATCCATATGATTCTACTACACATGCACCCACTATCGCAGAAGTTGATGCTTGGAATAATGTCGTAGATGCTATTGACAAATTTAATATGATAAAAGAATTGGGTAGATAATGCTAGAAACGATAAACAGACTGTTAAAGCTATTCGGTGGCAAGGTTCAAGAACAAGCAACCGAAAAGTTTACTAAACCCGGTGACCCATTTAGCCCATTCAAAATAGAAAACGGGATGGTTGGGTTCAAGCCTTACCTAATCGTTGAGAATCAAAATGAAACCGTGTTATACTCTAATCATAATTGCATAGCGATTGATGTTAGCCCGAATGTTGAACAATGGATACTTACTCAACCTCCCCACATGTGGAAGTATGCAGAAGAAACAGATGGTTGTCATTATGCTATGACACGAATTTTAGTGAATGAAGAATTATTAACCTGGATGACATTAAGATGGCTGTAAAAACTGTTGAAGATAATTTGATGGAAGATATGATGGATGAAGTTGGCAGACAAATTGCCAAAGAGATAGACGAAGGAATCATGTCAACTATGCTAGTTCAAACTGGCTGGACACCTGTTCAATTTTATTTTAAGAATGGAGAACAAGCAGTTGATATTCAATTCTGGCTGAACGACACTTGTAAGGGTAAGTATCGTAGATTAGGTAGTGAATACTTGTTTGAACACAAACAAGAAGCAGAGTGGTTTATACTACGATGGGCATGAATATAAGTGAAGGTCGTGTATACGGGTCACGCTACTATACCGTCGAACCTGAAATCTCTTGGGATCCTACTAATGATTGGGGTAGTATAGACAAGTGGGCAAGAATGGAAAAATGGTGTATCGATACATACGGTTCGACTGGAGAGATATGGGGTGACGACCCTGCCATCTTACATCGTTGGTATATGAATGGTGCTAAATTTTGGTTTAGAGAGAAAAAAGATTTAGAATGGTTTATGTTAAGATGGCAATGAAAGAAATTAAAGAACTAGGTAGTTTCAGCTATTGGACTGAGCATTATTACGGTAGCCAGCGAAATATCACTACTATTAGTTGGAAAGGCAAGGGCGAAGTTGATAGTAGAGAAATTTATAAATGGTGTAAGAAAACATTTGGTAAGAGTGGCTACAGAGAAGATATCGAAGATAGTTATTGGGTTGACAATACTGAGTTTGGAGAAATCATGCTATGCAAAGATGAATTCGTTACGGCGTTTCTATTGAGATGGACATGAGTGTCACGATTAAACTTAACGGTAGATTAGGCCCACATGAAGAACAGTGGTTAGCAAAGAACGTTGGCCCTCGTTTGCACTACCTACACAACAGCGTAGGTGGACAAGGTTGGATCGCTAGACATGACTGGACTAAAGATAATACTATGCAATGGACTCTTACGTTAGAGAATGAAAGCTATGCTAGTTTCTTTATATTACAGTTTCCGCAATGATAGAAGTTAAGGCACTTGATTGGATCCCCAGTCAGGGAATAGAAGTAGTCAATGCTCTCAGAGAAAAAGGCTACGTTATGGGCAGAGACTTCGAATGGGAATATCATAAACCCAAATATGATGACATTACTTACGAAGCAGTGTATAATAGATATATCCTATTCCGATTCTATGAAGATGAATTAGCAACATGGTTTAGTTTAAGGTATCTATAATGGCATTATCAACAAGTACGGGAACATTTGCACCATATACAGGTTACTCTGCGCCTGAGGATCGTAGCGGCGTTGAACAAACATCGAGAGGCCGTGTCCTTTACAAAATCGATTTGAATTATCGAAAGATTAATGAAGTAGAACATGTCAAGTGGTGCCGCAGAAACTTAGGTGATAGGGGTGACGGCTGGGACTTTTGGTTAGCAGGTGGATTGTTGTATATAGAGTGCTGGGACGATAAGGCTAAGTTCACTTATGAAATGTGGCAAAACTAATATGACAGAGTTAGTAACAATAAACGGCATCATCCTATCAATACAACAGTATATGAAGATAGGTGATAAAATCATTTTCTACGAAGCACCTGAACTTGGATCAGGTATTTCTATCATATCTGAGGCACAACGACTAGATTACAAAGGTGATGGGTTTACATGTACGTTTCCTTGGCCTCAAAATGACAAAGCACTGTTCAAGCAATTTATGGATAGTGTGTACGAAAATCGCAACAATCCTACAGTGAAGGATCAGTTGGAAAAGTTAAAAATAGTAATGGAGTTAATAAGATAATGGCAGATATAATGATTGACATTGAGAGTTTAGATACAACTCCAAACTGTGTGATATTGACAATTGGTGCAGTATTGTTCGACCCTAAAGGTAACGGCATTATTGATAAACTAGAATTGAGACCCACTATCGAAGAACAAACTGATATCTTCAACCGTTCTATTAATCCTGATACTTTGCGTTGGTGGAGTGAACAATCTGAAGCCGCCCAAGAAGAAGCATTAGGCGATAGAGACAGAGTATCATACAAAGAGTGTATGGATACACTATACAAGTGGTGCTGGAAGTATAACAATGGTAAAGTATGGAGTAACGGTGCAAGTTTCGACATTGTAGTTATGGAATCAGCATGGCGAGACCATAATCAATTAGCACCGTGGAACTTCTGGAACGTTAGAGACACACGAACTATCTATGATATTTGTAATGTCAAACTTAAAGACGGTGGACATACAACAAGTCACAAGGCTGTAGAAGACGCAGAACGACAAGCTATTGTTGTTCAACAAGCATTTAAGAAATTGATTAAAGCAGAATTAGTTACACCATGAAGTTTCAGTCAGACATAGATATTGACTTTGGTAACCGTGATGATATTCTAAAACATATCAAGCATATACCTGCGGCTATGCGTAGAGTTCATCCTGTTCGTAAACATGCGACTGGTATCTATGTTACTGAGATTCCATATGACAGTGATAACGACATTGCTAACTTAGATTATACAGTAGCAGAAGAACGAGGATATGTTAAGATTGATATGCTGAATGTTCACGTGTACGAGCAAGTGCGTGACGAAGAACATTTGATTGAATTGATGGATGAACCCGATTGGTCTATGCTTAAAGATAAAAAGATTGTGGAACAGTTGATTCACTTATCTAATCATTACGACAGCCTTCAGAAGATGCCTGAGCCAGTTGATACTATGCCCAGACTAGCTATGTTTTTAGCTGTGATTCGACCTGCAAAGAAACATCTTATCGGACAATCATGGAAGACAGTTGCTAATTCTGTGTGGGAAAAAGAATCAGACGGCTATCACTTTAAGAAAAGTCATAGTGTTGCTTATGCTCAGTTAGTGGGAGTTCATATGAATTTGTTAAGGCAGACGCTTAACAAGAGTAATTGATTTGCGCTTACTCTTGCGCTTATTGAGTTCAAGCATACTACAGATTGGCCCATGAATGATGTTTAAACTCTTGTTATTGAACGTTCGTAGATAGGGTCTAAAGACAGTCCATTCTTCTTTTAAGAACATATTGATTGGGACTAATCTGTTTGATTCCCACCACCAGATATCTCCTAGTTCTAAAAACTTCTCTCTAAGTTCGGGGCCGATGATTGCACCGTAGTCATAGATAGTGGTAACTATATCGTCCCTGTTTTGGACAATGCCAACGTAATCCTGTCCTGCATAGGAGCAAACAGTGATAAACGGGTGGTTTTCGCTAAGGCGCTTGAAAAATTCGTTGTGTATCATTAAAAATAGACGTACTAGGAATATTTATCACCTGGGCAAACCCAATATATTATTTGTCATAAATACAGCATAGGAGCCAATTCGTGTACTCAACATCAGTTTACTTTCAAATACCAAGACAAACCGTAGTGTTGTACTTTGGCGATTCAACAAGGAGATACCAAACCGTGTACGCTAAAAATCTAACATTACATAAGGGCGTTGATAACAGACTTCAATTCCAATTCATTAACCAGGAACAGAAGCCTGTGGATATCACAGACAAAGAGATTACTTGCAGAATCATCAGCCATGACGGGACAGTTGAATTAATCCGCAAAACATTGACACCATTGTTACCGCTCAAGGGTCTAGCAGAACTACAACTTCACGCAGATGATTTGCACGATATTGAGTCTCAACCTGGATACTACTCACTTGAAATCCCTGAAGGTGAGTTTGACTTACCGGTGTTTGTTGACTCTAATTCTGGTGCTAGAGGTACTATCAAAGTTGTTGATAGTGTTAAGCCAAAACATCAATCAAGTGATTTACTAACTATCGAATCTCACCGTGAAGCAGTTCATTATGCTCCTGTAACATACTATAGCGGAGAATACTTAACTGATGGTAACCCATTGTTAACTACTCAAGTGTACTTTGAAGATTATACTGGTAACGTGCAGTTCGAAGGTACTACACTAACAGATAGTGATTGGTATGAGATTGGCGAGCCATATGTCTACGATACACAGAATGGCACTGTTTATTATACCATCGAAGGTTTTCACGCTAGAGTTCGTGTTAAGTTTGCAGACAGTGCAAACGGTAACGCAACTAAAATTTTAGTAAGATAATATACCGATATCATTGCAAGACGATACATACTATGCTAAAATAGTAGTATGTTCGATATCATATCATTAATCCCGGGTAAGAAGAAACTAACGGGTAGCGGTTGGACTAGTTTCAACGCTATCTGTTGTGGTCACCGCGGACATAAACCTGACCGTAGAAGTCGAGGTGGGATTAAATTCGATGGACCCACAAATTGGGTCATGCACTGCTTCAATTGCGGCTTTAGTTGTAACTTCATACTGGGTAAAACTATCAGTCCTAAGGCTAGAGACTTCCTTAAGTGGTGTGGCGCAGATGAGGATCAAGTTCAACGATGGAACTTAGAAAGTCTACAAAACAAAGACTTGCTAGATTTTACACAACCTAGAAAGAAACGTGACCGCATCAAGTTCAAATCTAAAGATTTGCCCAGTGCAGAAATGTTAAGTGTTACTGATCCGAAACACAAACCATTTGTTGAGTATCTACAAAAACGAAATATCGATCCTACTAGTTATCCCTTCATGGTAACTCCTAATGATAAAGATAGGTATGCGAATCGAATTGTTATTCCGTACACATATGGTAACAAGATTGTAGGACATACTAGTAGGTTCACTGATAACAGAATACCAAAGTATATCAATGACCAGCAACCGGGTTATGTGTTCAACATTGATATTCAGAAACCAGATTGGCAAGTTTGTATTGTAACTGAAGGTATCTTTGATGCACTATCAATCGATGGTGTAGCAATCATGCACGATGATATTAGCCCAGAACAAGCACAGTTGTTAGCAACATTAAATAAACGCATTATTGTTGTCCCAGACTTTGACAAGACTGGGATGAAGATTATAGATAGGGCACTAGAACTGGGTTACTCAGTTAGTCTACCGCAATGGGAACCCGGAGTCAAGGATGTAAACGATGCAGTAGTCAAATACGGCAAACTACCTACTTTACTTAGCATACTACAAAATGCTACAATGAGCAAGATAAAACTAGAATTACAGAGGAAGAAGATTGGCAAACAAAACGGATTCTAAACAAATAGAATACACACCAGACGTACAGAAGTTATTTTTGCGAATGATGCTTACTAACGCCGAGTTGTATACTCGGGTTATGAACATTATGAACAGTGAGAACTTTGACAAGAGCCTTCGCCCCGTAGCGGAGATGTTTAAAGAACACACTGACAAATATAAAGTGTTACCTGATGTAACACAGATTCAAGCAATGACTGGGATAGAGATTGAAACTATTCCTGAATTGAATGAAGGTCATAATGATTGGTTCTTAGATGCATTCGAAGCATTTACTAAGCGCCAAGAACTTGAACGAGCAATTCTTAAAGCAGCCGACATGCTTGAGAAGGGCGACTTCGCTCCTGTTGAAAAGTTAATCAAAGACGCAGTGCAAATCAGTTTACAAAAAGACATGGGTACTGATTACTTTGCTGACCCTAAGGCACGTATCAACAAGTATTTTAACGCAGGTGGACAAGTATCTACTGGCTGGCCACAGATGGACAAGATTCTATATGGTGGTATGTCACGTGGTGAATTGAATATCTTCGCAGGTGGTTCAGGTTCGGGTAAGTCTCTTGTTATGATGAACTTAGCATTGAACTGGTTGCAAGTAGGTATGAGTGGTGTTTACATTACACTTGAATTGTCAGAAGAACTAACCAGTTTGCGTACTGATGCGATGTTGACTGAAACCGGTACTAAGATGATTCGTAAAGATATCGATACTACTGACTTGAAAGTTAGAATGGTCGGAAAGAACTCGGGTAAGTATCGTGTTAAAGCATTACCAGCACAATCAAACGTTAATGACATTCGTTCATACTTAAAAGAAGTACAGATTCAGACAGGTATCAAAGTTGACTTTGTGATGGTTGACTACTTAGACTTGGTTATGCCAGTATCTGTTAAAGTTAACCCTAACGACCAGTTTATTAAAGACAAGTATGTAGCAGAAGAATTGCGTAACTTAGCTAAAGAGATGGGTATTTTGTTAGTTACAGCGTCACAGTTGAATCGCTCTGCTGTTGATGAAATCGAATTCGACCACAGTCACATTGCAGGTGGTATCTCAAAGATTAACACAGCAGATAACGTGTTTGGTATCTTCACAAGTCGCAGTATGCGTGAGCGTGGTAAGTATCAGATTCAGTGTATGAAGTCACGTAGTTCGACAGGTGTTGGTATGAAGATTGACTTGGATTACGACATGGAAACTATGCGTATCTCAGACAGCGATCCTGACGGGTATGCTGACCAGCAAGCAAAATATCGCCCCTCACCTAGTCCCAACGATATTATGAGCCAGTTGAAACCACAATCAACACTGAATTCGTCTGAGCCGATAATTGACCAGACAACAGGGGAAGTTTTACAGCCCCTAGAGAAAAAAGTCGTAGTAGACGTTCAGGGTAGCAAGCTAAAAGCAATGCTAAACAATCTGAAAAAGTGATAAATATATAATAGGGACTTAATTATGCAACGCAAAACCCGTAGTCTGCTCGAAGAATTAGAAGACCTTGGTAAAAACCGAGATACGAAGCACATTATTGAGAGCCGTGCCCACAACATCATCACTAGTGCAATCAATTTGATTGAAATGATTAACAAGCACTATGATCCTGAAAAAGCACAGATTTTAGAGCGCAAGCTATTGAGTGCCATCAAGGCTAGGGACCAGTCTAGGTTCGCAAAGAGCCTAAAGAAAAATGATGAAGAGGCATAAATAAGTATATGAATCTATAGGATTCAACTTTTTAAAGGAAAAATATCATGGCTTATACAAATCGTGTACACGGCGGTTCAGCACCATTCTCAGCAGTTGGTCGTCAAGAATATTCATTGAAGTCTTTCTCTAAGACAAACATTACTCAAGCAGAATTAGATGCTTTGGTAACTTCAGTTGCTCAATTGAACACAATTATGATGATTGGCGCATTCGAAGCTGGCGTTTCAGACGTAGTTCGTATGTTAGTTGAAGGTCAAGGCGTTGAGAACGGTAGCTTGTCTGCTGGTGGCGCATCTTTCACTGTTGCTGACGTAACATTCTAATATTAACGCAAGTTAATTAAAAAGCCCCTAAAATCTAGGGGCTTTTTTACCGCTATAAATATCTACATGACAACCAAGATTAGATGTACCACACTGTTTAACATCACTAAAACTGGGGTACCTAACCGCAGAACTCCTGCAGGAATACCCCAAGAGAAAGTAACTGAGTGGGAGAAGAATAGAAACAGTCAAAGTAACTTTGACACAATCATTCAGGTTCTCTCGTTGAGAACACAACCTGAAGATATTTCTACTCCTGTGCAAGATATTATTGTGTTTAACGAAGCAGATAGGTTTGGGTTTCTGTTTGAGAATGAAGAAGCACAACCAATATGGACTTTTGACTTCACGGTCAACTACGATAATGTATATAGCGACGGAATCAATGATTTGGGCGCATTATACTCTGACTGTGACGGAGTACCCATGATTAAGAATCTAGGAGAGTGGAGCAAACTACCTAACTTTTTAGATTCTAGCGCAGAATTAAGGAATATTCACTTTGAAATTATCTAAGTCCAAAGAAAAACGATTCTATAATGTTCTACATGACATTATTGCGGATACTGCATTCGACCAACTTGAGAGTAAGATTATCTACAAAGAGGGTAGTCAGTATAAGTTGTTTGGGCAGTATACAATTGACAAAGTTGACACAGCATATCATGTAAGCAAGATTAACGTAGCTGGGGAAAAAGTATTCTCAGACCTACGTTATGCAGTTGCATGGTCTACTTTAGACAAACTGAACCGTGTATGGGATGCAAATAGAATCTGTCAATTAGACAAACAGTTAGCAGATACTACGGTTCAATATAAACAGCATTCTAAGCTACTTCAAAAAGCAAAGGATATCGATACATACGTCTTGTTCAAGACTAAAATCGGTGAAGATTTAGTAAAGCAGGAACTAGCTTCCCGCGAGATAAACGAATACGTGAGATTCGCTAAAAATTGGCAAAATAACGTCTTTCGTCAGGCTACTAAATAAATTGAAATTGATAAATACTATATCAGTTCTTTAGGGAAAAACTATGAAACTATCAGAATTTAACAGCAATCCAACTACAGTCGCTAAGAGAGCGTTGGAAGAACACTTCAACACGAAGTTTAACGTTGACCAATTAGGCCTTTTCGAAACAAAGAAAATGCTTAACAAAGTCAAAGGTCTAATCCGCGAAAGCAAGACTGTAGAATCACAAAACAATCCAGCATACTTGAAACTAGTATTCATGGAACAAGCATTGACACATCACTATGGTGATTTGAAAGCAATGCCAATGTACAATCAACGTATCGTTGTAGAAAACGAGCAAGTTGAGAAGTCACAAGTTATCTTGGCTGCACAAGAGATGGTTGACTCAATCCAGAAGATGGTTGAGCAAGTATCTGACATGCTAGTTAAAGAATTACCAGCAGTTGTTGACGGTGTTAACAGCGAAGTTGGTACAAACGAAGGTCAACAATTCAATGACCAAGTTACTCAAGCATTGACTTCATTGCAAGCAGCCTTGACTGGTTCAAAGACTGGTCTATCAGGTGCTCTAGGTGTTATCACTGGTCAAGCAGGTGGCTTTGATGCTACTGGCGCAGCAGCAGGTGCAGAGCCTGACATGGGTGCTGAACTAGGTGGTGATGATATGGGTGCTGAACTAGGTGGTGACGACTTAGGCGGTGATGATATGGGTGCTGAACTAGGTGGTGACGAAGCTCCAGCTGATTTAGAAGAACCAGAAGAAATCGCAGGGACAGTAGGTAGAGCTACTCGTTAATATGAGACTCTTTGAGTTTGCGGACGCAGATCCATTACGTGTAAAGTTGACTGGCGTCGCTAGTCAACTTAACCAACTTGTCCAAGGCTCAACTGAAAAGCTTCCGACAGAAGAATTCTTAAAACTATTACGTCAAAATGGCGTTAACTTAGGTAAAGAAGACTTGTTCGACATTGTGCATAAAGATCCATTGAAAAACATCATTGCCAATGTTAATGCACACGAAGTAACATTCAAAACACAAGAACCAGACGAAGCACCCGAAGGCGATGCTGACGAAAATGCAAAGATTCGACAGCAAATGGCAAGCAAACAAGTCGGTTAACCAAATAGATTGTACTACGAAGTAATTTGTAGTACAATTTCCATATGTACATTCCCGATAAATTTATATACCAAGCAATCAAACGAGTAGATACCCCCGAAGGTCGCAGATATGCTACTCCTGATGGACAAAAGCTACCATCAGTAACTACAGTTCTTTCAGCAACTACCCCCGAAGATAAAAAGCAAGCACTGCAAAACTGGCGCAATGCAGTAGGACCCAAGAAAGCGCAAGAAATATCAACGGAAGCCGCAAGTCGCGGGACACGTATGCACAAGTGGCTCGAAGACTATGTTAAAACAGGAGCAATAGGTGTACCAGGTTCTAATCCATATTCCATTCAAAGTCACCAGATGGCTAATTCTATTATCCAACAGGGCCTTGCAAATTGCAGTGAGTTCTGGGGCACAGAAGTTCCGTTATACTTCCCTAGTGTGTATGCTGGAACTACTGATTTGGTCGGCGTCCATGATGGTAGTGAATCTATCATGGATCATAAGCAGACTAATAAACCCAAGAAACGAGAGTGGATTGATGACTACTTTATCCAACTTGCGGCTTACGCAACGGCTCATAATGAGTTACACGGAACGAAAATCCGCAAAGGGGTTATTTTTATGTGTGATCCGAACGCTGTGTACCAAGAGTTCATCATAGAAGGTACTGAATTCGACCACTATCAGAATGAATGGTATAAACGATTGGAATTGTTCTATACCCAGTTCGTATAAACGATGATAAATAGTATAATCACATAAAGATTATACTATGGCTATCGTACAAATCTCAAAAATCATTCACAGAACCGGTGCAAACGTAGACTTGCCTCAATTAGATGCAGGCGAATTTGGTTATGCAACGGATCAACAACGACTATACATCGGTGACGACTATATCGCTCACCCTCCTGTATCTGAAAGTTCTACTACACAAACTGAGGTGTTAACTGAGCATAGTACGCTAAGTTTCAACAAGATAGGTGGAGTAGCGAACACATCATTAACTTTAAATGATGTTCAAACTGGACAAATTTTAGTAGCATCCGGCAACGTAAGTGTCGGTAATGCTTGGACTAACTGGGACGGAGAACTAATCGGCCCAGATGATATCAAACTACAACTAGGTGCAGCAGAGACACTTTCAATTAACGGTGGTTTGAACGGTTACTTCCTACAAACAGATGGTCAAGGTAATTTAACTTGGACAGATTCAGTAGGTGAAGTTACTATTCAAGGTACACCCGGTGGTTCAAACACACAATTGCAATTTAATGACGCCGGTGACTTTGGTGGCAGCGCATATTTAACATATAACAAAGTAACACACGCACTAACAGTTGACGGTGAGTTCAATGCTACTGGTAATATCAACGGTAACATTTCAGGAACTCATTTTGGTCCTGTAGGTAACGCAACAGTACGTTCAAGTGGTGAGTTCACTACAGTTACAACAGTTTCTACAGCTATCATCGGTGGTAATATTACTGCTGCAAATGTAAATTCTACTGGTGAAGTAGTATCTTCAGGTAATGTTACCGCACAGAACTTAGTGACAGCCGGAGAAGCAAACGTTGCAACATTAAATGTTACTGGCAATGTTGTTACATCATTGTTACCTGACACTGATGGTACAAAAGACTTAGGTTCTTTCTGGCAAAGCTGGGGTAACCTATATATCAAGGGTGGAAATATTACATTAGGTAGTCGTGTACTTTCAACTGACGACTTTAACTTAATTGTTGATGGTGGGTTAACCGCGTCAAACGCTACGTTTGATACTAGTGTGTCGGCAGCTACATTAACTGGTACATTGACCACACACGCACAACCAAATATTACTAGTGTGGGTACGTTAACATCATTAGCTGTTACTGGTGTATCTAATTTGGGTAGCAATGTCGCTAACATCAAATTGGGCGGCGGTGGCAATGGCTTCTTGTTGGGTACAGATGGTTTGGCAAATCTACGTTGGGTACCTAATACTGAACTATTGCGTAAGCCTTCAGGCTCTAACACACAGATTCAATATAATGATGGCGGCGACTTCGGTGCAGACTCAGGTCTTGTATATGACAAGTCTACTAGTACACTAACAACAAGTTCAATACAACTTGCTGGTACATTAAGAACAATCGGTAACATTACTACTGCTCAAGTTAACAGTAACGGAACAATCACCGGCACAGTTATCACAGCAAATACACGCTTTGTAGGTAACGGTGCAAACTTGTCACAACTTAACGGTGCTAACGTCACTGGTACGGTAGCTAACGCAACCACAGCCGTGTTTGCTGGTACTGTTACTACAGGTAATCAACCTAACATTACTGGAATTGGTACTCTAAGTAGTTTAAGTGTCACTGGTACAGTGGCTGCTGGTAACGCAAGCGTTGTCAACACGTTGACTACTAACAAGATTCAAACATCTTCTATTGTTGGTAACTTAATTCCAGACGCAAGCGGTACTCAAAGTTTAGGTACAGCCGCAAAGCGTTGGAAAGAATTGTATCTTGCTGGAACAACTATTTACTTAGGAACAAGTGTTCTACAGGATACTGGTGGTGCTCTAACTACAAACATAATTGGGTCTAACTCTGCATACGTAGGCGATGCAACATTAAGCACACAGATTGATGTAATGTCTATCGTAAGCAGCACAAACAACTTATTTGTTTCTACAGACGCTGCCGGCGTAAGTTTATTATCAAAAGCTAACCAATCTGGTTCTGGTGTTTACATCATGGATAGCACAAATACTGTGTCTGTACTAATTGATGACGGTACGGGAGCTGCAATTGAAACAGTTAAAGTAAATAACACTGGGTTGCTACCGGCAACAGGTGATGTGTACGATTTGGGTGCCGATGACAGACCTTGGAACAAAGCAGTTATCACCACAACAAAGACTAAAACACTTGACTTGAATTTAGAAGACGATTCAGGTACATTCAGTATGTTTGCAAATGTTAATGGTATCTTTGTTCGTAACAACATGACCGATGCGGTGTTCTCTGTCAACCTAACTCCGGTGGTCTAAACGATAAATACATTGTATGACTTACATGGGGTAAGTTTTATGCGGAAGTCCAACCGCGTAGTGGGTTAGAACCCGCATTTTCAAGGAGAAAATAAAATGGCACGTCCTCTAAATAAAAAATATTTCGGTAACCGCAACGTCGGTACCGACGGCACAGCAGATAACGGCATCGGTGGTGAAGGCGTAGGTAGCGTCACAATCGGTACAGAAGGTACATACACTTCTGGTTTACCAACAGCAACATTCTCAACACCTGATATTCCAGGTGGTGTTCGTGCTACTGGCGTAGTTCATGGTCATGCATTATCAGCAGCTACTACAAGTAACGGTACAGGATATAATGTAGGTGATGTATTAACAGTTGCTGGCGGAACAAGAACTTCAGCAGCTACTTTCCCAGTTGCAAGTATCACTACATTAGGCACACCTGGTATCACTAACGGTGGTTCATTGTACGATGTAACTGACGGTTCAGAAGGTGACAGAATTACATTCACTCACGCTAATTTGACAACAGCTTTGCGTGTTCGTGTTACTGGAGTTAGCGGTAGCACAGTAACTAGCATCGTAGTTGAACAAGCAGGTATCTGGAATGGTACTGGCGCGTTCCCAACAAGCATGGCTGATGGTGTAGGTGGCTTCACTGCAACTACAACAGCAAGAAGCGGCGGCGACAACAACGGTAACGGTTTAGTATTGAGTTTCTCTGGTTCTAACTGGGGTGTTTACTCATTCGGTACAGTAGCAGTTCAAGGTGATTACACAGTAGCTGCAAGTAACCCTGCTAGTTTCACTGGTGGTACTGGTACTGGTGCAGCAGCGGACATCACTTACGGTGTTAGTGGTATTGTTGTTACACAAAAAGGTTCTGGCTACACAGCACCGAGCGATGCAGCAATCACATTCAGTGGCGGCACAGCTGCCGGAACATCAGTATTGACTACTGATTCAGGTTCTTACGGTACACCAACATCAGGTGATTTGATGAACTCTAATAACCAAGAAAATGCTATCCGCATGACAGCATACTTGACAGGTGGTTCTGCTTCTGAAGTTGATATTATCAAGCAAGTTGGCGCAAAGCGTTTCAAAGTTACTGACGGTACTCGTTCTGGTGTTGTAACATTGCAAGATTCATTGGCAAACGCTGCAGGCGAGGGTTCTATCGGTGCAGTTGACAGCGATGGTGGTACATACTTCATCACAAAAATTGCTGCTCGTAGAGCAACAGTAACTCGTGGTACAGGTACACAATTTGCTACAGGTCAATCAGTTCCATGGAACATGACAGCCGCAGTTGCAAACGTTTCTGTTAAAATCTCTAACGCTTAATTTTATTAAGCCCAATAAAAAAGCCGCTTCATGCGGCTTTTTTTATTAGTTTCTTTAGTTTGTCTTGCACTACGTCAAAGTTTATAGTGTTAAACAATCCAGGATGCAACGGCTTGGGATAGTGCTCGGGGTCAACCCAACAGTAACCACAATGTTCTTCATTTAGTATTGGTATAAATTCTTCTTCAACAACACAAAAGAAAGTGTGATACGTAAACAGATTGTTGATGAACTTTTGAATAGGAACAAGTTTAGCATCTAATGGAAAGAAATCAATTTCTTCCATACACTCACGTTCTATCCCCTCAAAGAGAGTTTCATCTTTCTCAATCTTGCCACCAGGTATTCCCCAGTTGCCTGCATTCTTATCATCCGCTCTTAACAGAAATAAAAATCTATTTGTTTTCTTTGCGTAGAAAAAGACACCAGCAGATGTATTTTCAGTCATACACTAATTTATCATTAGTTAGATGACGATACTAAAATCTCCCTGGTCATAGAACCCTTCATAACTCTTGACCCACATTCTATTAACATAACGATATTGAACACCAGTTGTTAAGTTAGAAACAAACTCAACAGCAGTGTGTTCGATACTGTTAAACACTACGTACCACTTGCCTTCTGTTGCGTTATATTGAATAATGTCATTGGCATTAGCTACGATAGTTCCCCACGCATTTGACTGTGATCCTTCACTACCTAAATCTTCGACAATTAGGTATCGTTGTCCATTGCTTACTTCAGGTAAACCTGTTCCGGGTACTTTGCGATATGGGTTGATGACGCTATCTACTGGCTCAAGCGTATCTTGTGGTAATGTATCCGGGTCAACATTGAATGACAACAAACGGTCATCGTTGGGGTTAAATGCAATAGTACCTACAATCTCTGTATCCATGTATGGGTTTTGCAACCAAATCTGTGACACTCCCGCCTTCACTGAACCATATGGTCCCAAGAATGCACTCCAGTAAATGTTTGTGTTCGGACTATCAGGCAAGTCAGTAGATGCTGAGTTCGATGGCATGGGCTGGTTTTGTGGCAATACTTGTAATGTGTTACCGATGAACAGAATCTTATAACCATACGGAGTAATCTTCTGTCTAGTACCTAACAACAAATCATCATCTTGCATATCTGTAAGAGCATTGCCTTGGAATATACTTGCAATAATTTTGTGAATCACTCCTAGCTTTCTAACTTTAGCAGGCCCGCTAATCCAGATAGGCATATAGAACTTCCATGACATAACATCAATTGGGTTGCCTGTACCTACAGGGATACTTCTGCTACTGAAAGTTAGACCGTCTTGATAAACCACACTTAAACTTGTCCAGTCGATAAAGTTATCTGTGCTTTGAATTTCTAAAGCAGGATTGAATAATGTTCCTAACTGTTCAATCAACTCAAGTTTTTGGTTGTAGTTTGTAGTCCAAAAGTCTACAGTGATTCTTAGTGTGTATGGTACAGGCATCATACGTTCTACTGTAAATGCTTGACCTTGTGTGCTTTCAAAACTTTGTGTGTCTTGATTGTATGTCTTTTGACGCACAGATAGTTTATCAATGAATGTAGGATCTTGTGTACGTTTCTGGTCGTATTCTAGTCCACTGATGTAATATGTAATCATCGGTGCTGATGGCAAACTGCTTGCGCTGTTGTTAGCAACAATAGTAGAGGCTTGTCTACTTGAATCACCGTACTGAATAGGCACACGAACAAGAATGTCGTTGCCTGCAGGATCCTTACCTTTAGTTACTTGCCAGTCGCTAAAGATTCTAGCAAATTGGACTAAGAATCTGCGTATCTGTGTATCATAAAAAAATTGTGCCATTGTTTACCTTAATCTGGTTGAATCTTCAAAATAGATGATAGTGACTGACGTTCTGGCATTGTAGTACCGTCACTTAATATTGTTACATTGCTGTTGTTGATGAACGAAGCACGTTGGTTACCTGCTCCGTCTTCTATACCAACACCAGTGCGTACATTCTCACTAATCTTGACCCATAACTTACCGTCCCAGCGGAACATTTGCTGTGGTAAGTAATCGATGCGTAAGAAGTAATCACCTTGAATAGGATTACTTGGGAATGATATACCGCTATTGAATGGTTCACCGTTAGGTGCAGTACCATCTCCTGCAAGATATCCATCTGCATATCCAAATCCCTTTGGACTTACACGTGTGACATAACGGAATCTAGGGTCAGTGTCAGCACGATAGTCCATAATGTCAGGTGTTATGATACCATCGAAGTTAGGCTGAGTAGGGTCCTGGTCTGTTCTAGCAAGTACTGTATCAGCAGTACCATATGGAATAGTCTCACTAATCTTTCTTGCGGCTAGTACTAACGTACCCATAACTTGTCCGGAGCCACTGTCAGTTTTATCTGGGGCAACTTCTGCTAGTTCTAAATTGATTTTAATAAGTTTCTCTAATGCATCTTTTGCACCACTTAACAGTGAAGCAACATTCTTACTAACTCTAACCACTGGGCTAGGTTGCGAATAACCCGGAGTTCTTACTAACTGTAATGTACCTCTTGTCGGTACAGGTCTGATAGGTGAAGTAACAATGTCAACTGGATTAGCCGGTTGTCCATTGTCTTGAATTGGTGTAACGTATAATGATGAACGGTCGTAACCACTCTTTGGAAGATTCTTTTTAGCTTCCTCAAGATTAGCGTCATTGATTACAATGTTTTGATTGTAACGACTTAATACATCACGAATATTATCTGCCAAGTCTAACTCCCAATAGTCTGGATCAGGAGGCATAATTCCTGCAGGTACATCTTGAGTTGGCACATAATTTTTACCACCATATGTAACAACGTATCCCGGTACATATGTAGATGTTCTATTCCATTCCCCTAAGTAGTTATCTTTATCCATAGGGGTGTCAAGAATTTGACTATACTCTTGGCTATCTACTAACGGCTCACATTTGATACGCCACAGGTGAGGGTACCAAGTTGAAGTGAATCCTTCACTTGCAAAGTTTGCATCAGTAATTTGATAGTATCTACGAAGCCCTACTGGAATCTTGTCATTCAGTGGATGATAGTCAGTTAAGTGTGGCAATTCAAATACGTCACCAACCATCAACTTACGCCCAATCAATTCAATCATATCATTGTAATGGACAGTGATGAAAATAATGTCATTGTTTAAGAACAACCCAAATTGTGATAAGTCGAAATCTAGGTTTTGTACGTTGTAGTGACCTCTGATGCGATAGATATCTGAATCATACTTGCGGTCACGATTTTCCATGAATAGCAAATCTTGAATAGCCATTGGATCTGGAGTACCAGATTCTGAACTAGGCGGTACTGTACCCAAATACTTGTGTATATATAAATCTGTAGCACCAACAGTAAACATTTCCTTGATGCTTCTATCTAGGAATTTGTAGTCATTGGTCTTTTCTGAGCGATAAAGTGAAAGTCTTGGCATTGTGTTTGTCCAATTATTATGTATTTAGTATAAAAGTTTTACCTTTATAGGACTTGACTTTTAATAGAAAGTCATATATAATATCAGTATTGTTAACAGGAGCATCTATGGCGACACGCAAACCCAAGCAAACAAGTGACCATTTTATTAAAGCATTGAACCCCCGTGAGGCAGATACTAAGTATTTGGGTGACGAACCTTTCTTCCCGCTCCAACCAGATAGCGACCAACGAACTGTAGCCCTAACTCGTGGGTTTACGTGGTACAATCGTTTCTACGGTAAAAAAGACGCAAAAGACTTATTGTGTCAATATCTAGACCACAATAATCGTACAGACGAAGCTAAAAAACTACGCAAAGTAGATGAAAAAGAATTTTTAATGACATTGTGCTGGTTGGCACGTATGACACTACGCGGTCTTGAATTGAACGAGCATGAGGGAATGACACTTGAGAATGAAATCAGTCGTTTAATTCTATGCACAGCTAAACCCGAAGTCGTTGAAAAGACTGAGGAAATTGTATCTAATCGTCCTAACATTCAGGAGATTATGAAAGAGAAAGCCCGCGATGCCGCAGGCGAACTAGAAGGTCTCTTTGATGAATTCTACATTGATGGTAAAGTGTCAGAAAAGACAGTTGATATTGTTGCTAAGTTCAATGTCATGCCTCAACATATCCCATTGATTGTTGACATGTGGAAGCGTAAGCAAAAAGAGTTTGAGGAATTATCTGATACTGATGACAAAGAGTTGAAAGAAGCCTACGGTAACTTAGGCAAGATTCAATTGCGTAACATTCTCAAATTCATTGAGGGTGTTCTAGGTGACTTGAATAGCTATATCTCAATTAAGAAAGCAAGCAAAGCTCCTCGTAAGCGTAAGGCTGTGCCAGTCGAGAAGATTGTGGCTAAGTTGAAGTACTTGAAGGAATTCAAAGATGCTACAAATAAACTCGAACTTATCTCAGTCCACCCGACGAAACTTCATGGAGCAAGCGAAGCGTGGGTCTATGACACAGCAAAACGAAAACTCCACCATTACATTGCAGATGAATATTCAAAGAGTTTTACCGTTAAAGGTAATGCTTTACTCGGTTTCGATACAAATGCTTCCGAAATCAAAACTCTCAGAAAGCCTGGAGAACAGATTAAAGAAGTTATGGGGAGCAAGCCTGCGGCGCGTAAGTACTTTAAAGACATTAAAGCTGTCAGTGCTACGCCTAATGGACGATTCAATGAGAACATGATTATCTTAAAGGCATTCTAATGAATGAACGTTTAACAGAGTTATATAGAGCCAGCAGACCTAAAGAAGCACTAGCATCACAGGATGAGTTTAAATCTGCGAATGCCCTGCTCGGGTCAGACGTAGAAAAGTTCGCCGAGTTGATTGTGAAAGAATGTGCTGGCATTTATTCTAAAATTGATAATGGCAATTCGCACATGGGTACAGACGATTACCTCACTGCCTTAGTCAAACATTTCGGAGTTGAAAAATGAAAATCTTAGGAGTACGCTGGTTTGCAGGTAGAAACTGCATCGGCATTGTTCAGTACATTGAGGATGAGGAAGTGTCACTATATCGTCAGACAGGTGACGCCGACTACAAATACTACATTGGTGTAGGTAATGGTCGTGACGAAAAAGAGGATATGCAAACCATCGCCGATTGGGGCAGTACTTTTGACAAGGCTGCCGGTGATGTGTTATTCAAAGTTTATAAAGGAGAACCCATTTGAGCAATATTGATTTAAACAAATACAAAGATTTTGTAGAGGCTGTAACAAGCCGCCCTAGTAACGACTTGACTGATTTTATTAATCGGGTAGATAACTTAGACGCAAATGAGTTGAATATCAACGTTCCATTGTTGATGACAGCTTGTATGGGACTTGCCGCAGAGGCAGGAGAGTTTATCGAAGTGCCCAAGAAAATCATTTTTCAGGGTAAGCCACTGGACGCAGACAATGTGTTTCATATGAAGCGTGAACTAGGTGACGTTATGTGGTACTGGATTAATGCTTGTCGTGCATTGAATCTTGACCCTAACGAAGTCATTGACGAGAACGTGCGTAAATTAGAATCACGTTATCCAGGTGGTTCTTTTGACGCACACTATAGCGAAAATCGTAAAGCAGGAGACCTTTAAGGTGCTAATACTCCAGATAAATAATATATCTGGAGTATATAATGGCAGGCCAATCATTAGAAGAAATTAAAGAAGAACTATTTCAAGGTTTACGCTATCGTTTAGGTGACGGTATCATTGATTTAGAAGTAGACCCTGAGCATTTTGAGGCTGCATACAAGTATGCACTTAAAATTTATCGCCAAAGAGCGCAAAATGCTACCGAAGAATCATACACATTGATGACGTTAGATGCTCATCAAAACACCTACGTTTTACCAAACCAATTTGTGAATGTACGACAAGTGTTCCGTAGAACAGTTGGTATGGAGACTGGACCTGCAGCGTCTAGTTTCGATCCCTTTTCTAGTGCTATTCTAAACACATATTTGTTGAATTATAACTATGCAGGTGGTTTAGCAACATATGATATGTATGCTGGATATGTTGAATTGGCTGCACGTATGTTCGGTGGATACATCATTTACACATTCAACCCGGTATCAAAAGAATTGAAACTAGTTAGAGATATCAAAGGCTCAGGTGAGCAGATTCTTATTTGGGGTGATTTGCAAAAGTCAGAAGTAGACCTATTATTGAATCCGGGCTCAGGTGTTTGGATTGGTGATTGGATCTTAGCATCATTAAAAATGACGATAGGTGAAGCACGTGAAAAGTTCGGCACTATTGCAGGCCCAGGTGGCGGTACTAGTTTGAACGGTGCCCAAATGAAATCAGAGGGACAAGCAATGCAGACACAATTATTAGAAGACCTAAAGAATTATGTTGATTACAGTCAACCATTGACATGGATTCAAGGCTAACCTAACAGCTTTATTTATGGAAGCTCTTACAGTATAATAAGTACTGTAGGAGCTTTTTACATGATACTTGGTGTTACAGGATTAATTGGAAGCGGTAAAGATACTATCGCTGATTACTTGGTTACGACTCATGGATTCAAACGTATTTCGTTTGCCTCGAGTTTGAAAGATGCAGTCTCATCAGTCTTCGGATGGGACAGAGAAATGCTAGAAGGAACAACTAAAGCTAGCCGAGCATGGCGAGAAGAAGTTGATGAATGGTGGGCAGAACGATTAGCAATGCCTAACTTAACGCCCCGCTGGGTTCTCCAATATTGGGGCACAGATGTGTTAAGAAATCACTTTCACACTGATATCTGGGTCGCCGCAGTAGAGAACAAATTGCGTCAGACTACAGACAATGTTGTTATCACTGACTGTAGGTTTAGTAATGAAGTAAGTGCTATTAAAGCAGCTGGCGGCATAACTTGTCGTGTGTTCAGGGGCGAAAACCCCGTATGGTATCAGTCAGCAGTAGACTACAATCGTGGCCCAAATGGTAACTCAGGCTGGGCAGTGGGCAAGAGGGTACTAGACAAGTACAATATTCATCCTAGCGAATATAGCTCAGTCGGATTAAAGTACGACCACTATCTACAGAATGACGGGTCTATATTAGACCTCCATACAGAGATTGAAAAGTTAATCAACCTCTAAATCACCCCGACGCCAGTTAACTTCTTTCTTCTTCACAACCTCAACACAATTGAGACAGATAGAGCGTAGATTAGTTAGCTGGGTGTTCTCTAAGTCCCCGTCAATGTGAAACACAGTCATTTGACTAGAGAACAAACTCTTAAAGCCACATAAGTCACATGTGGCTTTTTTCTTGTAGCCTGATTTATGCCATGATGGTTTTCTGGGCTTCTCTTTGTGCTTCTTCCTCCCACACTCATCACACATACTGCGATAGTGTGTCACCCCGTTCTTGACATAGTTCACTGCACACGGATTCTTGTTGCAGTGCTTACATATTGGTCTCATACTGTATTTAATCAAAAACAGCCTTCGAAGGTACGGTTATTGGGTGTTTTTATAAATTTTCGCTAAATATAATTACGAACTAGGGCGTTAACCCTCACAATCATAACATAAAGGAAATTTAACATGGCATTAGTATCACCAGGTATTGAAGTTAATATCATTGACCAAAGTCAATATTTACCTTCAGCCTCAAATTCAGTTCCACTAGTTGTATTAGCGACAGCACAAAACAAAGCTAATCCTTCGGGAACAGGTGTAGCAACAGCTACTACCGCAGTAAATGCAAACAAACTATATCAAGTAACTAGCCAACGTGATTTGGTAACATTATTTGGTAACCCATTCTTCTACAAGACAACTAACGGTACTCCAATTCATGGTTACGAGTTGAACGAATACGGTCTAATGGCTGCGTATTCTTTGTTGGGTACGACAAACAGTTGCTACGTTCTACGTGCAGACGTTGACTTGGCAAGTTTAGTAGGTAAAGTAAGTCGTCCAGTTGGTGAGCCAGCAGACGGTACTTACTGGTTAGACACATCTAACAGTTCATGGGGCATCTATGAATTCAACGCTACTACAGGTAAATTCACAGGAAAGACTCCTATCGTTATCACTAAGGATACTGACATCGACGGTTTAATGCCAGCAGATAGTATCGGTAACAAAGGTGACTATGCTGTTATCCCAACTGCAATCACAGAAACTCCATTAGAAAAATCAACATTCTTCTTTAAGAACAAGTTCAACCGTTGGGTTGCATTAGGTTCTACTGAGTGGAAAGATATCGTTCCTACAGTGGTTGCAACACAATCACCAACAACATTGACAGCTGGCGACATGTTCACTATCAACGTTTCTGGTCAATTTACTCGTGAAATCACAGTCCCAGCAAGCCCAAACAACACTGTTGACGGCATCGTATCAATCATCAATGATGATTTGAAGATTGGTGACTTACGTGCTGAGAACATCGGTGGCGTATTGACATTCTATTACAAGCAATATGGTGCTAACAAGTACCTAACATTTGCATCTAGTGATGATGTTTTAAGTGCATTGGGTATTCCAGAAGCAACATACTATGCACCAGAAGTTACATTCGGTACTTCTGCTCAAATGCCATTATGGACAGCAAGTCAAGCTAAGCCTCACCCAACAGGTTCTGTATGGGTTAAGACTAGCCTTGCAGGTTCAGGTTTTGACATTGCATTGGCAAAATTCTCAGCTACATCTGGTGCTTGGGTAAACAAGACAGTTAACGTTTATTTCAGTGACGTTGCTGCTTCTACATACCTAGATGCATCTGGTGGTAAAGCAATTCCAGCAGGAACAATCTATGCTACAGTAAACTCACGTGGTATCAACCCTGAGTCAGCTTTAGTTCTAAATGAAAGAATCGCTACTGGTCCTACAGTAGTTACTGGTTCTATCACTGATCCATCATATCAATCAGGTCTATCGTTGACTGTTGGTATCACTATCCCAGGATCAACTACTACTAACACATATACATTTGTTACTCAAGGCACAACTGCTGCTAGTTTCGTAACTGACTGGTCAGCTGCTGGTATTCCTTACACAACTGCTGTTGTTACAGACGCGGGTGCAGTTCAATTGACTCACACATTAGGTGGTGAAATCTTCTTGAACGACCGTGATGAATCAAATACCCCTACTGGTCTAGTTCAAGCATTGGGCTTTATCGCCGGTACAACACTAGGTGTTAAGAAAGGTATCAACTCACTATTCACTGCTACTGGTTTAGTGCAAAGTGATGTAGAACATGCTGATGGTTCTCCATCAACAGCTTCTGGTGCAACATTCAGTGTATCAGTTTCTGGTAACGAGTACATTGTTAACTCTGGTTCAGGTGGTGCAAACTATGCAGTAGGTGATATCATCACTATCGCAGGTGAAAACTTCGGTGGCACAAGCCCAACAAACGATGTTAAACTATCTGTCCAAGCTATCAGTGGTTCTGGCACAGGTCCAATATCAAGAGTTAGTTTGTTTTCAGGTATCGTAAGCGAAACATCAGTATACACAGTTCAATTAAGTAACTGGGAAATTATTGATTATGTTCCTAGCTCAAGTGCTCCGGCTACTAACCCAGTAGCAGACACACGTTGGTTCTACAGTGTTATCGACCAAGTTGATATCATGGTAAACAAGGGTGGCGTATGGAAAGGTTATCGTACAGTAGCATTCGACTCAAATGGTCATCCAGCAAGCGCAGGTGTTCCATCAACAGACCCAACAGGTCCAATCATCAGTGCAAGCACACCAACAACTCAAGTTGACGGTTCTCCATTGTCTTATGGTGATTTATGGGTTGATACAAGCGACTTAGAGAACTATCCTAAGATTAGTCGTTGGGAACAAGTTGAAGCTGTGGATCAATGGGTATTGATTGACAATACAGACCAAACATCTTCAAGCGGTATCTTGTTTGCTGACGCTCGTTGGGGTACAGGTTCTAACATTGACCCTGTTTCAGATGAAATCCCATCAATCCCTAGCTTGTTAGTAAACAGCTATTTGGACTTAGATGCTCCATTAGCAACTGCTTACCCACAAGGTATGTTGTTGTTTAACACACGCCGTTCAGGTTACAACGTTAAACAATTCAAGGCTAACTATTTCAATGGTTTAGACTTTGCAGGTCAATCTCTACCATCAGTTCCATATACATGGGTTTCTGAATCTGGTTTGAAGTCAAACGGCGCAGCTTATATGGGTCGTAAGGCACAACGTGCTCTAGTTGTAAAAGCATTGAAAGAAGCAGTAGCAACTAACATGAGTATCCGTGAAGAAGATACATTCTTCAACTTGATTGCAACTCCAGGATATCCTGAATTGCAACCAGATATGATTACGTTGAACAATGACCGCAACAACACAGCGTTCATCGTTGGTGATACACCATTACGTTTACCAGACCAAGCAACAGACTTGACAAACTGGGCTAACAACGTTAACGGTGCAACAGCAACTGGTGAAGACGGTTGGGTTACACGTGACACTTACTTGGGTGTATTCTATCCAAGCGGTATCACAACAGATTTGACAGGTACAGAGATTGTTGTTCCAGCATCACATATGATGTTGCGTACATTCTTGCGTAACGACCAAATCGCTTATCCTTGGTTAGCGGCAGCTGGTACACGCCGTGGTAATATTGACAATGCTACAAACATTGGTTATATCAATAGCACAACAGGTGAGTTCCAGACAATTAAGAATCGTATGTCAATTCGTGACGTATTGTATTCACACCAAATCAACCCACTAGCATTCTTCACTGGAATCGGTTTGTTGAACTATGGTAACAAGACAAGTTATGATTCACAATCTTCATTGGATCGTGTAAACGTTGCTCGTCTAGTCTGCTACATCCGTGAGCGTCTACAAGTCGCGGCTCGTCCGTTCGTATTCGAACCAAACGACAACTTAACACGTGCTCAATTGACAGGTGTTGTACAATCATTGTTTATTGACTTGGTCTCTAAGCGTGGTTTGTATGACTATCTAGTTGTATGTGACACAAGCAATAACACTCCTGCTCGTATCGATAGAAACGAACTTTGGATTGATATCGCTATCGAGCCTGTGAAGGCAGCTGAATTTATCTACATCCCAGTTCGCTTGATGAACACAGGGGCATTGTCAGCTTAATGAATAGTCCCCCGGAGACGGGGGATTATTTAAGATAAATATTATTAAGGAGATACAAAAATGGCAATAGCCTCACAATCACTGTTTAATATGACTGTAGGATCAGACAATACACCTAGTTCGCAAGGTCTATTGATGCCTAAGTTACAATTCCGTTTCAGAGCTTTGTTCTTGAACTTCGGCGTTGGCGGTGCTACACAAGAGTTGACAAAGCAAGTCGTTGACATTGCTCGTCCTAACGTTTCTTTCACTGAAATTCCAATCGATATCTATAACAGCAAGATTTATCTAGCTGGTAAGCACGAGTGGCAAACAACAACTGTCAACTTACGTGACGATGCCGCTGGTAACGTTTCTAAGTTAGTTGGTGAACAACTACAGAAACAAATGGACTTTGTTGAACAAGCATCTGCTGCTACCGGTCAAGACTACAAGTTCCAAATCAACTATGAAGTTCTTGATGGTGGTAACGGTACATTAACACCTAACGTATTAGAAACATGGGAATTGTATGGTTGCTTCATCCAAGCAGCTAACTACAACAACATGAACTACGGAACAAACGAAGCGGCAACAATCAGCTTGACAATTCGTTTTGATAACGCTGTTCAATCACCATTGGCTTCTGGTCTAGGTACAAGTGTTGGTCGTGCATTCGGCGGCACAGCAGTTACTGGTATCGGTCGCTAATTAAAAGATGGGATTTTTTCAAGACCAACTTAAAGCTGCTGGAGACTCGTTCTTCAGCAGTGAATACCTTCGTGATTATCAACACGCAAGTAAGACGTTTCAGACTAACGGGTATGCATATGCCCCTAAGTTTAAGTTCTTATTTCACGTATACTTTGATATAAACAAAACTGGTATAGGTCAGTTTGGAAACTTCCCAGCTGATAGTAATTTTGGGTTAGCTGTAAAATCAATACAGCTACCTAAGTTCAATATTGACACACACGTTTTGAATCAATACAATCGTAAACGTATTGTTCAATCAAAGATTAAATATGATCCAGTTAATATTACGTTCCATGACGATAACAATAACTTGATTAGAAAATTATGGTACGCATACTACACGTACTATTACAAAGATTCCACTCACCCAGATCCTAACGCACCATTGAATGGTCCTCCCAAACCTGGAGCAGGTAACACTCCGTCAGCGATGGATAGAAACATTTACACACCTAGTATAGCAGGTAACGATGACTGGGGTTACGTCGGTGAGACTGCTGGAACACAATCATTAACTGGCGGTGATACTAAAGCTCCATTCTTTAATGCTATCAACATCTATGGTTTCAACCAACATAATTTTGCATTGTACAGATTGATGAACCCTATCATTGAAAGTTTTGGTCACGATACTTATAACTATTCTGACGCTAGTTCAACGATGGAAAATCAAATGACTTTACAGTTTGAAACAGTTAAGTACTTTGAAGGTGCATTGAATGGTAAGAATCCTGGACAACTGGTTAAAGAATTCGGCGATGCATCACATTATGATACTATGTTAAGTCCTATCGCTCGTCCTGGAAGTCAAGCAACTATCATGGGTCCTGGCGGTTTAGTAGATGCAGGAGAAGGCATCTTAGATGACTTAGCTAGTGGCAATTGGCTTGGTGCTATTCAGAAAGCTGGAACTACTGTTAAGACGTTCAAGGGCAAAGACTTAGTTGCAATGGGTAAGCAAGAAGCCATTAATGCTGCTAGAAATACAGCACAGAACACACCCAATCGAAACGTATACAATTTCCCATCGGGTAAATTGTAATAAACTATAAATAGTATTATGGCAAATACTATTGACGCACCCAGCTCCACATTAGACGCTTCTGTTAGAGTCTTTGATAAGTTTTATGACTTTGATATGGTTGTTAACGGCAGTGAGTATGATATCGTCTATTCATACTTTTACTCTGTTTCTAAAAGCACCGACGTTGCTAAGAATTTCACAGTTATGGTGTTTAGAATCGCATCAATAACTAGCACATACTCACTTGAAATTTTAGATTATGTCAAAGGTTCATCAAAGAATGAAGTAAACGCTTTGATGGCATACTACTTGAATGGTTTAAAGTCTAAAACTACACTCTACGGTGTAAGCGTCATTCCACAACCCAATCAAAACGTTCAACGCAACGTAGTAATATAATGTCTAAATGGGCACAAGGTATATTCGTTCCCAAGAACGCTGAAAAATACATTGGCAATCACAAACCAAAATATCGTTCTGGTTGGGAACTAACATTCATGCAATTTTGTGACACCAATAACAATGTGTTGAAATGGGCTAGTGAAGCTATAAAGATTCCATATAGGAGCCCGCTAGACGGGAAGATGCATACATACATCCCTGACTTCTTTGTAGTTTATCAAAACAAACACGGTAAGCAACTTGCTGAAATCGTTGAAATAAAACCAAAGAAACAAAGTTTAATTGAAAGCAAAGTCGCAAGTGCAAGAGATAGAGTAGTAGTTGCAGTCAACCATGCTAAGTGGCAGGCAGCTATGGCATATTGTAAACATGCTGGGTTTACGTTCAGAGTCATCACAGAGGATGACCTTTTTCATAACGGTAGACGCAAGTAATAAATACTACTATTATAGGATAGTAGAATGACAAAAAAACTTAGTGAATTATTTGAATTGCCTGAAGACGATTCTACCAATGCACAAGAATTCCAAGAACATGCACTAGAAGTAACAGAAGATGCAGCCGATGCATTGGATAAGATTGAAGCTGCATTGCCTCAAGTACGAGGCCTAGAAGCAAGTGACGGTGAGATGGATGAACTAGCTGAGTTAGCAACATCTAGCTATAAAGACTTGATGGACTTGGGTATGCAAGTTGATAGCCGCTTTGCTAGTGAGATTTTCAATAGTGCAAGTTCGTTTTTGGGACATGCTATCACATCAAAGACGGCTAAAATCAATAAGAAGCTCAAAATGCTTGACTTACAGATGAAGAAAGCCGCTTTAGACCAGAAGAATCAAGCAAAAACAGAAGAAATCGACAACACTCCAATCGGCGAGGGCAGTCTAGTAGATAGAAACGAACTTCTCAAGCAGATCCTGGCAAACAAAAAAACAAATTAAGAATAAATAATATAATAGGAATAACAAAATGAAAAGCCTTCGTCATTATCTCATGGAAAGTGTACACACATACAAGTACACAATTAAAATCGCCGGTGATGTGGACAGCAAGTTCATCACCTTGTTTAAGACTAACTTAAGCAAGTTTGACCCAGTCAAAATTGAAGAACCAAAGACTACACCTATTCAGAAGAACCCAGTGGGTTTCCCTGATGTAGAGAACGAGTCAGTCACAATCATCAAAGCAGAATTCAAGTATCCAGCTACTGAACCAATGATTCAGCAAGTTGCTCAGATGCTAGGCAAACAAGTCAATATGGTTCGTGTAACAACAACTGATTTTGACGATAGCATAAATGCTGATAACGGCAGGTATGCAAATGATAGAGATGAAGCATTGTTGCTACAACCTGAACTTCCAGATGATGGTAAAGAAGCAAGCAAAGATTACGCAAATCAATACTTAGACAAAGTTGTTCCTAAGAAACCAAGTATTGATATCCCTTACGCAGGTAAAGAAACCCCAACAGCACCTAACAAGAGTAAAGAAGGCATTCAAACTAAGAGCCCTATGAGCACTGTTAAGCGTCCTGAGTTACCAACAACCGGCGGCAAAGGATTCAGCAAATGATTGACTTTACAGCTAAACAACTTAGCTGGATAGTTATCAGTGCATGTGGCATTGGTGGAACTGGCTATTTGACAATGGATAGTAAGATTAAAGAAGTCGATAACAAATTAACTGTTAACGCAGTTCGCCAAGAAGCGATGAACGACAAAATTGCTGAAGTTGCAAAACAACTCAGTAGAATAGAAGATAAATTAGATAAACGAGGATCACGATAATGGATTTTAGAAGCCTATTACAATCAATGACTGAACTTTCTGAGTCAGAAGGTAGTCGAGTACACAAAGGTACTTACGGTACTAGTCACGGTAAAGAAGACGTTCGTGACCAATATGGACATAGAGTTGGCAAAGTAGACAAAGAAGCCGGCGCAAAAAAAGACGCACCTAAAAAGGGTCGCGGTCGTCCAAAGAAGGGCGCTGACGATTCAGGTGAAGTCAAACAATATGATACTAAAACATTGGGTTCAGTATTCGGCGGTGGACAAAAACCAAAAGGTGAAGTTGGTAAGAAGTCTGTTAAGCATTCTTTAAAAGAATACATTGAAGAAGTGCAAGACCAAACTCAACTAGATGAAGCGTTCGGTGCTCAACAACCTATTCAAGTTAAACCAGCAAGTCAAACAAATACTCAAGTTATCCAACGAGGTAACCAGACATTGGGTACAGTTAACAACCCACAATTGGCTGCTCAAATCAAGCAATCAATCGGTAAGGGTGAAATGACGTTGAATCCTGATGAACAAATGGCTGAAGAAGACGAAGGCAAACCAGGAAAGAATTTCGCTAAGATTGCTAAATCAGCAGGTGCACATTATGGTTCTAAAGCTGCCGGTGAACGTGTAGCAGGTGCTGTTCGTAACAAATTGGCTGCTCAAGGTAAACTTGAAGAATCTGAAGGCCAAAAGTACTCTGTTGTTAAGAACGGTAAAGTTACAAAGAGTTTTGACTCAGTAGCAAAGGCTAAAGACTATGCTGCTAAGTTTGGTGGCACAATCAAAGACAACAATAAAAAGATTGAAGAAGCAGCTAAGCCAGACTTTTTAGACGTTGATAAAGACGACAACAAGAAAGAATCTTGGAAGAAAGCCGAAAAAGATAAAGCTAAGAAGAAAGTAGCTGAAGGTCGTGTACACGAAGATTCAGATTACACTTACGAAACAGTAGGTAGAATTCTAGCACGTGAGAAGCCAGGTATGGACTCTAGTTCAGATGACTTCTATAGCGCAGTTTACCATGAACTAATTCAATTAGGCATGACTCCAAAGTCAGCTAACTCTTTGTTGAATTACAATGAAGATTTCATGGGTGATACTGCAACTGCATACGAGCACTATCAATCTAAACCAGGTTTAGATGAAGGTTCAATCGAAGACCACACACAACATGGTTTAGATGCAACTCCAAGTAAGTATGTTGCTGTTCCTGCAAAGCAAGAACCAACTCCATTCAGCGTTGATCCTATCCAAGCTACAACAGATAGAGCAATCAACTTTATCTCTGGCTTACGTAAGCCATCTAATCCATTCTCAGAAAGTACAGATATGAAAGATATTCAATTAGAAAGCTGGGAGAACCAGTTAAACAGTTTATTAACAGAAGGTATCACTGTATCTTCTAGTACAGGTCAACAAGGTTCACCTGATTCAGTTACAATCAGCGCAACTGATGCTGACGCAGGACAATTGTTAGGCGTATTGCGTAATGCAGGTATCGGTGTTTTCGGCGGTGACGAGAAGCCACAAATCGGTTACGGTGTAGCCCAAGGTGGCGAAGAAGAATTTGACGGTACAGGTACTGAGCCTCAAGCTGCTCCTGAAGTAGTAGGCGATGGTGATGATATGTTAGCTTTGATGAAGAAAATGGCTGGCATTGAAGACGGTGGTCAAGAACAAGGTGGTCAAGAACAAGGTGGTCAAGAGCAACCAGGTACTTTAGAGCCAACTCAAGGTGGTGACGAAGAAGGTCAAGACTATGAAGACGAAGAAACTTCAGGTGACACATCTTCTGACGAAGAAAGCGCCGACGAAGGCGATGACGAAGAAGAAGTAGATGAAGCAAATGACGGTAATTTAGCTAATAACGCTAAGCCATATGACAAAGTTACTCAAGGTGACGTAGTTGCTGGTCGTTTAGGCAAAGACGAAGAAGGTGGACATTCTGAGCATGACCACGAAGATACATGCGAATCATGTGGTCAAGCATCATGTGAGTGTGATGAGGGAAAAGTCGAAGAATCATTTGCTAATGAACCTCACGATGAAATCGCTCAACTAAAAGCCCTTTTGAGCATGGGTAATGACTTGAATAGACAAAAAAATAGTCAGGCAGTAGGCAATCCTGTACGTGCTGAAATCAGTGACTGGAAGAAGTTAAGCGGTATCTAATAACAAAACCGTACTTGAAATAGCTCACTTCGGTGAGCTATTTTTTTGGGTTCCCGTATTTTACTCAACGATAAATACATAATAAGGTGTACTAGAAATGTCTCAACAAAATATTAACACAGGTGCTTTTCCGAATGACTCAGATGCGGATTCAATTCGTTCAGCGTTTGGTAAGGTTCAAAATAACTTCACAGAATTATACGGTGTAACACTATCAACTGGTGTTGTTAGTGCTTCTGCGGGTGCAGGTATCTCTGTTAACCGTACTACTGGTAACGTAACTATTAGTTCGTTAATGCCATCTATTACGATTCAGACTACGAACAACATGCAAGTTGGTGTAGGTACTGCTTCTGGAAGCACGGCTACTGTTAACGATACTAGAGCAAACGTTACCCCATTCGTTATCGGTCTAAAAGATTCAATTACATTGACTAGTGTTGCCGCAACAAACTTGTCAGGTAGATTAACTGCAAACTCAGGCCAGCAGCCCAACATTACTAGTGTCGGTACATTATCTAGCTTAACTAGTTCAGGTAACATCACAGCACCATATTTCATCGGTAACATCGTAACTCCATCTATTACTGCTGTAACATATTCAGCACCAGGTTCAAACACACAAATAGTGTTTAACAACCAGGGTAACATGTCAGCAAGTCAGAACTTGACATTTACTGGTAACGCACTAAACTTAACTGGAGCATTTACTGGTACTGGTAATATTACAACAACTGCTAACGTTAACTCCGGTAACGCTCGTTTAGGTAACCGCGTTGATGCAAACTACTATTATGGTAACTTCATGGGCCCAGCTTTAACTGCAGGTCAAGTTACAAGTTCAGCACAACCTAACATTACACAACTAGGTACACTAACATCACTTGATGTTCAGGGTACTATTACTGTACAGCAAATGACAGTTTTACAAGAATTCGTTGCTGGTAACATTACTGGTAACTTGGTCGGTGGTAATATTACACCGCCTGGTGAAGATACTCAGATTCTTTTCAACGACGGCGGCGTGGCACAAGCTGTTGCGGGCTTTACTTTTAGTAAGTCAAGTAACTTATTGTCTATCTCAGGTAACGTTCAAGGTGCTAACTTAGTTTCACAAGGTGTTCTATCAGTTACTGGTAACGGTAACGTTGGTAACTTAGGAACATTGAACGTTGTTGCTACTGGTAACGTCAACGCTGGTAACATCGTATCACCTGGTTTACTAAACGTTCAAGGTAATGCTAACGTTGGTAACATTGGTACTGATGGTATCTTGTATGTAGGTGGTAACGCTAACTTAGGTAACGTAGGTACAACTAACATTCTTGCATCAGGAGATGTTCAGGGTGCTAACCTTATTGCTACTGGTAACTTACAAGGTGCTAACTTAATCACTCAAGGTATTCTCTCAGTTTTAGGTAATGCTAACGCTGGTAACATTGGTACTAGACATATAGAAGCAAGTGGTAACGCAAACATCAGCGGTATACTAAGAGTAACTGGTAACGCTAACGTCGGTAACATCGGTATTCGTCACGTAGAAGCAACCGGAAATGCTAACGTTGCGGGTAGATTAAGTGTAACCGGTAACGCTAACGTAGGTAACATTGGTACTGGTGTCGTTTCTGCGACAGGTAATATCTCTGGTGCAAACTTATCTACTGGTGGAGTGTTATCAGTTTCTGGTAATGCAAACACTGGTAACGTGGGCACTCAACACATTGAAGCAACCGGTAATGCTAACATTGCTGGTGTAATTGTAGTAACTGGTAACGCCAACACAGGTAACTTAGGCACTACCCATATTGATGCAACCGGCAATGCTAATATTGCAGGTAGAATCGCAGTAACCGGTAACGCTAACACAGGTAACTTAGGTACTCAGCATATTGTTGCAACCGGCAATGCTAACATCAACGGCGCAGCTACTATTACAGGTAACGCTAACATCGGTAACGTTGGTGTAACACACTTTGTTGCAACAGGAACCGCTAACGCAACACATTTTAACGCTAGTGGTAACATTGTTGCAGGTAACGTAACATCTAACGGTGCAATGAATATTGGTGGCAATCATAACGTCACATCTAACACCGCAGTCGGTGGTGCAGTTTCAATTGGTTCTAACTTAGTAACAATCACCGCAACTAGTACAGGTGGTAATTCAACTATTACTTTTGCGGATCAAGGATACACTCCATTCGCTGTGGGCGCAACAATTACTGTTACTGGTGTCACACCATCAGGGTTCAACGGTACTAAAACTGTTCTTGCTGCAAATGCAACCTCAGTAACATTCGCAGGTTCAACATCAGGTCCTCAGGCAGTTGCAGGCAGAGTAGCCGGCGGCGGCAGCTTGACATTAGCCGGTGACCATTCTGTCGGTGGAAATGCAACTATCACTGGCGCAGCAACTATTTCTGGTAATGCTAATACAGGTAACTTGGGTACTACGCATTTTGTAGCTAGTGGTAATGCTAACATTAGCGGTGTAATGTCAGTTACTGGTAATGCTAATACAGGTAACTTGGGTACTACGCATTTTGTAGCTAGTGGTAACGCAAACATTTCTGGTGCAGCTACTATCACAGGCAATGCCAATACAGGTAACTTAGGTACAACTCATTTTGTCGCAACTGGTAACGCAAACATTTCTGGTGCAGCTACTATTACAGGCAATGCCAATACAGGTAACTTAGGTACAACTCATTTTGTCGCAACTGGTAACGCAAACATTTCTGGTGCAGCTACTATTACAGGCAACGCTAACGTCGGTAACGTAGGTACTACACATTTTGAAGCGTCAGGTAATGCTAACATTAGCGGTGTGATGAAAGTTACTGGTAATGCTAATACAGGTAACTTGGGTACTACGCACTTTGTCGCATCGGGTTCAGCACTTGTTTCAGGTAATCACACTGTTGGTTCAAATCATTTTGTGACATCAAACACTGCGGTAGGTGGAGACCACTCAGTTGGTGCTAACCTATCTATTGTGACTGCTACCTCTAGTGCTACATCCGCAACATTAACATATACGGATCCTGGATTCGTTCCATTCACTGTAGGACAACGTATTACTATCAGCGGTGCAACCCCGTCTGCATGGAACGGTATTAACAAAGTAGTTACTGCGGCTAGTAACACATCAGTCACATATACTATCACCGGTGGCCCAATAGCATCAATGACTGTGTATGGCAAGATTATCGGTGGAGGTAACCTAACTATTGCAGGCGACCATGCTGTAGGTGGAAATCATACAGTAGGCGGAACACTATCAGTATCATCAAATGCAAATACAGGTAACTTAGGTACGCTTCATGTTGTGGCTACTGGTAATATTTCAAGTGGAAATATTTCTACTGGTGGTGTGTTGAACGTTACAGGTAATGCTAACATTGGTAACGTAGGCATTCAACATATCGTTGCAACTGGTTCTGCAAACATTTCAGGTAACGCAGCTATCGCCGGTAATCATAACGTAACTACAAATACTAACATTGGTGGATTGTTGAATATTGGTTCGAACATAGCAGTGACTACAGTTTCTTCTAATGCAACCGCAGCAATAATTAACTATCTTGACCAAGGTTACACACCGTTCACTGTTGGACAATCTGTTACTACCGCAGGATTTACTACATCAGCTTGGAACATGTCGGGTAAAACTGTTGCTAGTGCTAACTCAACACAAGTTGTTCTAACTATCACAGGTGGTCCACTAGCAACTGCATCTGGTACTATTGGTAGAGTTACTGGCGGTGGTAACGTAAACGTGTTAGGTGACCACTCTGTTGGTGGCAATCATGTTGTTACTGCTAACGCAAACATCGGTGGTATCTTAAGTGTCGTTGGTAATATCAGTGGTGCAAACGTAACAGGTAATCATTATGGCAGCGGTGCAGCATTGACATCAATGAATGCAAGTAATATTACATCAGGTACTATTTCTGCTAGTGTTATCCCTACACTAAACCAAAGCACAACTGGATATGCGGCTACTATTACTGCATCAGCACAACCTAACTTAACGTCAGCAACTAACTTGACAAGTGTTGGTACATTAACTGCATTGAACGTTAATGGTAATATCTCGCACACTGGTTCTGAACTTAGTGTCGGTGGATATTTGTTGAGAAGTATCGGTGGTGGAATTGCTGCCGCAGGTACAACACTTGCGGCTGCTACTCAGTTAACTAAGGATATTAACATCGTTACTTCTGCAACGGCAAGTTCAGCAGACGGTGTTAAGTTGCCGGCAAGTGTAGGTATGACAGTTATCATCGTTAACACAACAGCGGCTACTATCAGAGTTTGGCCAAGTTCAGGCACAGTCGCTATTGAAAACGTTACTGCTGGATCATCATATCCATTAGCCCCTGGTGCAAGACTAATGTTTATTTCAGCATCAACAACACAGTGGTATGCAATGACAGGCGTGTACGCATAATATTAAGGAGAAGTTATGAGAGTAACAGTAGAATTATTACAGGCTTTATGCCCAAAGACAAAGCGTTCAGTATTAGAGTTATATGCTGAACCGCTACACGAAGTAGCAGAATACTACGACATGTATGATAATCCACATCGTATCGCTGGGTTCTTAGCGCAAGTTGCACACGAATCAGGTGGCTTTAACTTTGTTAAAGAAAACTTAAACTATGGTGCTAAAGGCTTGATGGGAACTTTTAAAAAGTATTTCCCAGATGAAGCAACTGCAAAAGCATACGAACGTCAACCTGAGAAGATTGCTAATCGTGTTTATGCTAATCGTATGAATAACGGTGATGAAGCATCGGGTGATGGTTATCGTTTCTGCGGACGTGGTTTAATTCAATTGACTGGACGTGCTAACTATACTAAGTTTGCAGAAGACTTGGGTATTTCTATTGAAGAAACTGTAGCATATTTAGAAACCCCTGCAGGGGCTGTTAGCTCTGCTGGTTGGTTCTGGGACAACAACAACTTGAATCAATATTGTGACAAGGATGATTTTGTAACATTGACAAAACGCATCAACGGCGGAACAATTGGTTTAGAAGATAGAAAACATCACTATCACTTAGTTTTAGATTTGCTACAACATCAAGGATAAACATGGCTCAACCAGTTTGGTTAACTGATGCAGGTGACTTAGGTTCTTACCCATCAAATAGTAGTATTAGCATTCAGTTACAGTCTGAGGCAGTAGCACCTGCAACTAATATAACATATACGTTAATTAGCGGTAGTTTACCTACTGGTCAGCTAAATGCATTATCATTGTCAACTAGTGGTCTTATATCAGGTTTACCTGCAATCTTGAACGTTGATACTAAGTTCGACTTCACGGTTAGAATCACAGATGAATTCAGTAACTTTAGAGATAGAACATTCTCAATCACTGTTGCGGGCATTCAAAAGCCTACGTTCACTACACCTAAGGGTCAGATTCTAAACATTTTAGATAGTAAGTGGACTGAGTTCCAATTACAATATTCTAATCCATTGCATGAACAAGTCGAAGTCGTATTGACTTCAGGTATTTTGCCACCGGGACTAGACATAACTTCATCGGGTGTGATTAGAGGATATGCTGAACCGCCTCTCAACGGTCGCATTCCTGTAATCAAGACATATGATTTTACAGTCGCAGTTAAGAGTTCTTTAGGCATCCATACATCTACCTATTCTATTACTGTTAGAAACCATAGATTTACACATCCGTTAAACACTAGACCACCTGTAATCTTAAATAGTAGACCATTAAAATTGCCTTTAGATGCGGCCGATCCTTACTTTGATTATTACTTGATTAATGAAGACACTATCTATGTAGATAGCGGAGCGTTCATCACATTTAAGATTATTGGTAAGGACTTTGACGGTGGCGATTTTGTTTATGAATTCAACGAACTACCACTGGGGCTTGTGGGAGATACTAAAACAGGATGGATTAGTGGAAGACCTATTCTATCATCAAAGGGTATCAGTAAGTACAAGTTCAATGTAAGAGTTACAAAAGCAGATAACCCTACTATATTCAGCGAATTCTCAGAATACTTCTTTGCAGTTCGTAAAGAAGTTGTTCAAGACATTGAATGGATTTCACCTAGTGATTTAGGTATTATTTATAACGGTACAATAAGCGACTTATCCGTTACAGCTACGTCATCGTTGCCATTGCAATATCGTATAGTCGGTGGTGCATTGCCACCAAACTTATCATTATCAGACACTGGCCACATTATAGGAAGAACTCCATTTCAACCCAATGAAGCACTAACGAAGAACGGTGATAAGACTGAGTTTACTTTTGCAATTCAAGCATACAACACTGACTATAACATGTTGAATGGGACTAAGACATTTACTCTTACAATTCAACAGTATTACGACAAGCCATTAGAGAATGTTTACATCAAGGCAGCTCCTGGAGTCCCCCAACGTAAATTATTAAAAGCATTCTTAAATGATGAAACTATCTTCCCTACTGAAATGTTATTCAGACCTGAAGATCCTTACTTTGGTAAGTCATCGGTAGTTTCGTTTGTTCATGTATACGGTTCTGTGGCAGCTAGTCTAGAAACATACTTGTCTGCTATGGGCAAGAATCATTCTGATTTAAACTTGTTGATCGGTGATGTTAAGACTGCTATTGCTAAAGACAAAGACGGCAACATCTTGTATGAAGTTGTTTATTGTGATATCATAGATGATGCTGACACCTCTGACAAGAGTATCTTCTGGGAAGTACCTATCAGTAGAAACTTAGGTCCATATGATACAGGCGCAGGTGAAATTTTTACTAGTGATGTATTTGGTAACAAGTTTCACACTAGTTTATCACCTGGTACAGTTAGAACGTTATACCCACCAGGGTTAAAGAATATGAGAGCACAAGTTGCATCGGTGCTAGGTCAAAACTTAGACAGCAATGTTCTACCTAAATGGATGACTAGTCAACAAGTTGATGGATCAATTATCGGATACATCCCTGCTTGGGTTATTTGTTATACAATAGCAGGCGCATCTGAAACTATTAGAGATAACATTATAAACAACATTGCATTCCCATTGAATACGGTTGAATTCACTGTTGATAGATATATCATTGACAAGAGTGGTACATTCAATTGGAATCCATACATGACTGCAATGCCAGGATGGACTGAATTGCCTAGTGCAAGTCCAACTCCTAGCCCACTAGACACTGATGATTTGGTAGTCGTGTTTCCTGAGAAAACGATTCTACCCAAGAACACATACTAAATACTTCACGGAAAAATACTATGAGTGACATTAATACAAACGGCATGAACATCAATTACCCTGTTCCAGGAATTAACAATTCTTCACAGGGTTTCAGAGATAACTTTGGTTCAATAAAAAACAACCTAGACATTACTAAAGATGAACTTTCAGACTTACAATCCAAAGTCTTAGTTAAGAGCGCATTAAACGGTACTACACTTAACAACGATATGGCAGGTGGTCAAATCTCTAATGTTGAGACTAAAACGTATAGAAAAAGTTCATATCATTTGGGTAGCGCATTAGAAGGCGTTATTGTTATTGATGTGACTAAAGGTGATGTACAGTATGGAACAGTTTCTGGCCCAGTAACTATTTACTTTGACAATTGGCCAGCGACAACTGGTAACAAAGTAGTTCAAACTGAAATTCAAATCAGACTAATTGTTGAAGAAGGCTCAGTTATTACATTCCCTCCATCAACACATGATACTGATACTGGAGAGTTGTTAAGTGGCCCAACAGCAAGCACACAGCAACTAGAAAACTTCGGCTCACAATACCTTGCCCCGGGTGTATTTAGTAACCAAGTAGGTGTCCCCAACGGTGTATCATTGCTAGTTTATAATATCAGTTCTATTGATTGCGGAACTACACTTGATATCTACCCAGTTAACAGAAACCAAAAAGCAGGTGGATTGCAATTACGCACAATTACTGATGCTGTGGGATTACCCGGTGATGGTCCAGGTACCATCTGCTCAGACGGACAATACTTGTATCTATGTGTAGGTAATTATGACGGGGAATCTCCTATCTGGGGTAGAATGCCGTTATACGTCATTTCTTAAAAAGTTTCCACTCGTTGCTGACTACTAAATATTTTCATGCAACATCCCTTCATTGACAACACAGAACTAGCAAAGTTGAGTATAGACGAAATCGGTAAGAAGATTACCGATTTAACCGACAAATTAAACTTTGCATCCCGTAGCCGTAACGCACCTATGGTCTATCAATTGCAGATGGTTTTAGAAAACTATCGTGCAGTATACTCTAGCAAAATGGATGAACTGTTTAAAAAGCAGAATTCTCAAAATCAAATCAACATCGAAGGTTCAAAATGACCGCTAGAGTAAGTACAAACTTAAACTTTTTAGCTGGCGCATACTTCGGCGGCTCTTTCTTTATGAATTCATATGATATTGATTTGACAATGAATATCGGTACTGAATCAGTCGAAGAACAAAATATTGCGTTAGAGCGAATCAAACACTTAGTTCACGAGGTATTAACAGATGCAATCTTTGTTAATCAAGCCGAAACACAAGTAATTGAGAAGTATGTTAATGCAGATTTGAAGGTATGCACTTTACCAGAAGATCCATATGACCAAGTGATTGGTATCATGCTTATGTTAAAAATAAACGCAATTGCCGAAGGTAGATTGCTACTGACTGACATCTCAATCTGTTCTGACCTAAGCGACAATGTAAGTTGTATGATTGAAGTCGAAGACAACATTGGCCCTTTTATGTCAGCCGGGTGGTGGAACGAATGCTCATGCAAAATCAATGATGTTAAGATTAAGAACGCATCAAAGAAAGTTGTCAAACTGGTTAAACATAAAACAGATTGGTCAGACATTTATTTGGCATGGGATAACAGTAAAGCCAAAGTACAAACGCCCAATTCTGAAGTACTGTTTGCTAGTTTCGACAACAAAACGGAAACATAACTCTTGTGTTCCTAGTATAAATCTGTTATACTAACTAAATGCGTAATGATAACTATGGTCAACAAGTGTTGACCGAAAACGACCTATGTGACTTCTATCTTAAGAACCCAGATAGAACGGTTAAACGTGCATTGGTTGAAACAGCATTAAACATACCTGCTATATTAGATTTGGACAACAAGCCCCAATTCACTATCTACCAAAAACCCTCAGGGTCAGTTGAGAACTTTGATAAGAAAAATCAAAGTCTTTGGTTCATCCCAGCAGAATACGCAGATTTTGATATTGCCAAATATGTATTAGACTTATGTGAGTCTGAAGCAGAGTTACAGCGAGTGGGAGATGAATTACTCAAGTTCCAAGAGCGTGACTTGTTCATGCTACTACGCTATTTGAAGTATTTGGTAGACACAATGAGACAAAACAAAGTAGTCTGGGGTGTAGGTAGAGGGTCTAGCGTTTCTAGCTATGTATTGTATCTACTAGGGGTACACCGTATAAATAGTCTACACTATGACTTGTCTATAGACGAGTTTCTTAAATAAGGAGAAAATAATGAGTGTATCACGTTCAGCAATGGGTAAATCAGTCGATATGTCGGCATTAGTTGCCCGTAATGAAAAAGTCCGAGCAGTCGGCAACATGAATGTCAACGCACGTGGAGATATCTTAGATAGCAATAACAAGATTATCCAAGACAACAACCAACGTGTTAAGAAAGCGTACAACCAAGCAGTACGCAATCAAGCACAGCCAGTACAAGCTGATGAATTGTCACCAGAAGAAAAGAAATTTTTCGATGATGACGAAGATGTACGTAAGTAACCATTTCTATTGAAAACAGCATTAAAATACTTTATAATCATAGCATGAAAGCATCATTCGAACCACACAAATTTAACAAAGAACAGTTCAAAGCTATTGGTGAACATATTATCGTATGCGACATGGCATTCGATGTGCGTATTACAAATGGTGGTATCATCTTACCAAATGATGATATGAAGTCAGCAGGTATTCGCCCAAGATGGGCTAAAATCTATGCACTGGGCCCTGACCAAAACGATCCACAACTAGAAGTAGGTAAATGGATTTGTATCAGTCACGGTCGTTGGACTCGAGGTGTGGACATTGAAGATGAAGAGGGTAAGAAAACTATTCGTAGAGTTGATCCAAATGATATTCTATTGATTAGTGACGAACCCGTTAACGACTTAACTATGAGTGATAAGGTATAATATGAAATGGTTTTTTAGATGGTTATATAATGGTATCAAAGAGGTTGAGGCACAGGATCGTGATGACCGAGAAGAAGCAAGTTTCGCTACCCAAGCAGGCTTGGTTGCCCGTAGACCTAGAGGTTCGAATAGTATGAGAATCGGCTTAGCAAAAACTGCTACAGAAGACGGTCATTCTGTTAATTTAAATCAGTCCCCGTTAGTTTTTAGATTGTATCCAGCAACAGGTGGACACATTGTAGAATATGCGTATTACGATGAGAAGACAGACCGAAATCAGCAAGCACTACACTTAATTGCAAGTGACCAAGACTTAGGTGACGCACTTAGTAAAATTATGACTTTGGAAGCATTGAAACGATGAAGAATAATCTCTGGGTAGAAAAGTATCGTCCAACGAGTATTAAAGACTATGTGTTTGTGGATGAGCGTCAGAAGCAACAAGTAGAAGGTTGGGTTAAAGAGGGTACTATCCCTCACTTGTTATTGAGCGGTGACCCTGGTACTGGTAAGACAACACTTGCTAAAGTTCTTATCAAAGAACTAGGTGTAGATGACTTTGACGTATTGGAAATCAATGCAAGTCGTGAAAACTCCGTTGAAAACGTTCGTACAAAGATTAATGGTTTCGTTGAAACAATGCCCTTTGGTAAGTTCAAAGTCGTATTGCTAGACGAGGCTGACTATCTATCACGTGATGCACAGGCTGCATTGCGTAACGATATGGAAGCATACTCAGCAACTACACGATATATCTTAACTTGTAACTATGAACACAGAGTTATTCCAGCGTTAAGAGAAAGTCGTTGCCATAAGTTTCACATTGCCAAACCAGATAAGAATGAGTTTACAGCACGTGCCGCAACAGTTTTAGTAACTGAGGGTGTTGAATTCGATTTGGATGTACTTGACAGTTATGTAGGCGTTAGCTACCCTGACTTGCGTAAGTGCTTGAATCAACTACAAGTAAATAGCAGTACAGGTAAGTTGTTGCCACCGACAACACAAACTTCAGGTGAGGATGAATTGCTAGTAGAAGCTACTCAGCTTTTCAAGAAAGGTAAGATTACTGACGGTCGTCAGCAATTGTTACAATATCTAGCATTGTATCCAAGCCGCATCGAAGATGTATATCGTTGGATGTACAATAACATTGACTTGTGGGGCAATACACAAGAGAAGAAGGATGCAAGTATCATTATCATTCGTAATGGTCTAGCTAACTTAAGCCTAGTTGGTATTCCTGAAATCAACTTGGCAGCTACATTAATTGAGTTAACAACATGAGATATCTAATTATTACATACGTTCGTAAACCTGACGGAAAGATTGACGAACAAGTTCAAGTCGCAAAGAAAGTTAAGGACAGTGACATTCAAATGGCGAATGTTATTATGGACTTTAAGGAAAAGAAGTTGATGAAATGCTTGGTCGAAAGCCAAGTTATTCAATCTGACTTTGACAAAATGCTTGCATACTATATTCAGGTCTATCCTGCTATTATAGAACGATTGACTAACGAAGCGAACGAAGAATAAGAAAGGGGCTAAGGCCCCTTTCTCTTTAACCGTACAATCTAAGTACGTGCTCAATAATTTTGTGTCGTTGAACATCTTTCAGTTCAAAGTTACACATCTGCAACCCTGGAATCACCCCCTTCCCCAATCGATTTTGTAAGTCTAGCAGCCCATTGTCGGCTGTTTTTCTATCGGCTTGTTCAATGTCACCAGTAATTACAATCTTACTGCCGACTCCGATTCTAGTCATAATCATTTTGAGTTGACCAGGGGTTGCGTTTTGAGCTTCATCAAGTATAACGTAGCTGTGCTTAAAGTTCCGACCTCGACAAAATGCTAGGGGTGCAATTTCCACTATCTGTTCTTCTAGCATGTGGGCGATTTCACGGGCTGTGTAATACTCACGTAAAACGTCTAGCAAGGGTCTAGTCCAAGGTTCCATCTTTTGATTGATATCACCAGGCAAGAATCCATGCTTCTCATCTTCAACACCAACTGCAGGGCGTGTCAGAATAATACGGTCTACTTCACCTGCTTTCAATGATTTGATAGCGGCTTGCATAGCTAAGTAAGTTTTACCTGTACCCGCTGGACCACCAACAACAACAATATCTACGTGTTCGTTAAGTAGTGCGAGAATGTATTTTTCCTGATTGACGGACTTGGGCACGAGTTGAATCGGCTTAGTATTCAGCTTGATTCGTGCTTGGTCGAAGTTGATTGTTTTAGATTCTTTCGTATAAAATGTCTGTGTATCTTGTTTCTTACTGTGTGCGTAGCGTGTGTCTTGTTCCTGATTGCGTAATGCGCCTGTTTTGCGTTTGCTCAAAATTATCTCCTTTGTCGAGCGTGAGTTCTCATAACACTCAAGTTTATTTAAGGTCAAACGAAATCTCTAATGTAGCGTACTTTTTTCACAAAGTTTTAGCATAAATATTAGGCTACCCCCGAACTTTTCTTTCTGCTCAAAGTCATTGCAATAATGATAAATACTAAACTATGAGCAATCCTTCAGACGACTTTTTCAACGATATCGACTATACAAGCATCATTAATACTATTAAGGGTGTCTACTTTAGTGACGGTATGATTAACAGCTTACTAGACTTTGAACGAGTCCTAGACGAAGCTGACCTCTATGCATACAAACACTGGGACTTGGGTGAGTTAGTCCGTGGTCCTAACGTAGAGAAATATTCAGTTTCTTGTGTATTCATGTACCCAGAGAAACTTATGCCCGATCCAAGAGGTGGCAAGCGATTACTAAGACTGGGATGTACAATCAAGTTTAAGAAAACTACAATTGAAGTCCCTGTTAAAATTGACGCTCCGGACGACTTTAAACCCGGAACTAGATATCCTAAGATGGTTGAGCGTGAAGTGTGGCTAGTCTACATCGACATGCCTAAAGAACTAATGAACGATATCCGTGAAGGTTCAATTGACTTAGCAGACCAAACAATTGATTTGGGTGAACTAGACAATGCGTATGAAGATGATTTGGATAAAGCAGGAACCGAAGAGGGAGAAGAAAATCAACCTCAACAAGACCAGGGTGTAGGAATGGCTCCTGCTATGGGAATGGGTGGTCCTCAAGCAGCTCCTGGGGGAATGATGTAATGAACAAGATTCTGTTAGAGGGTATGGATCATTTAGACTTGCAGGGACAAATCGTCCCTAGAGTTTCAATCGATGAATATGAAGCAAAAATGGGAACTGATGATGAAATCGTCACGGTATCATTTGTTGTTAGGGGCAACCAAGCTAGTGAAGATTTAGTTGACTGGTTTGAGCGTGGCTACGACTGGGTTTTAGATGCTAAAACTAGTGACGGTGAACTAGTGTCTGGGCGTTATGTTGTATTCGTTGAACTTGACCGTAGAACAACAGTTCCTGATAGAATCATTGAGTTAGTGGAAGATTTAGAAACATTGACTGGTCTTACAGTTGAAGACTGGGAGATGAAAATTGATGGGACTAACTATCCATTAGATGCTGGACGTATCAAAGATATGATTACACTAAGCCCGCATCAATATAGACAAGAAAAAGAGACAGACTTGAATGAGATGCGTAATCGTGCTGGGTTAGAACCACATAAGATTTTCAAGGAACAAGATAGTTTACTCAAAGACTTTTTATCAAAGGCAGGATTATAATATGGCAACATTATTAGCAAAAAAAGCAGGGGGTGAAACTCCTATCGCAACAGATGACGACCACCACGAAGCATTAGCAAGTGATCCGGCAGTCTCTGCTTTCCCAGCAGGAAGCTCATTCGGAGGAGGATTCGGAAATGCAACAGCAAGCACAGCAGCACCTAGCGCACCTCAAGCAGGAGGATTCGGCGCAGCCGGCGGCTTTAGTTCTACAACTACAACATCGTCAACAACTAGCAGTTTCGGAGCAAGTCCGTCAGTTTCAGGAGCAGGATCAATGGCCCAACAACACAACCCAGCAGATACGCTAAAATCAGGTGGCGGCGCCATGTCAGAAGGTGGTGAATCTACAGTAGCATTAGACAAAGACGCAACAGATTGGATTAACAAGAAGATGCGCCCAATGATGGGTTGGATTTATATGTTGACATGTACCGCTGACTTTGTTATCTTCCCGGTATTATGGTCATTGTTACAAGCATTAAGTCACGGACAAGTTACAAGTCAGTGGCAACCATTAACATTGCAAGGCGCTGGTCTTTACCACATTGCAATGGGTGCGGTTCTAGGTATCGCAGCATACGGCAGAACAAAAGAAAAGGTTGCCGGAGTCGCTTAATAAATATTGACTTAACGCACAAACTGCGTTATAATTAATATTATGAGTGACCACTATCAAACTCTCGGGGTAGACAGAAATGCCTCCCCCGACGAAATCAAAAAAGCATACAGAAAAATGGCAGCGATTCATCACCCAGACAAGGGTGGTGATACTGCCACATTCCAGAAGGTTCAAGAAGCCTACGACAATTTATCCAACCCAGAAAAGAAAGCACAATATGACAATCCAAACCCATTCGGTCAACATGGCGGCAGTCCTTTCGGATTCCAATTCAGCCACGGAGGATCCGTTAACGACATTTTCGCCCAAATGTTCGGAGGTGGAAACCACAACTTCTTCGGACATGGATTTCAGCGACAGAACGTATTCAGGACTATTGTATGGGTTACGCTGGAACAGGTTTGTTCTGGTGGAGAACAGTTACTCTCAATACAGTTACCATCTGGAAAAGTTGAAGCAATCAAAATCGATGTTCCAGTCGGTGTTGACAACGGCACACAACTCAAATACGAAAACATAATCCCAGACGCAGTATTAATTGCAGAGTTCAGAGTTCAACCTCACCCTAAGTATGAACGTAACGGACCTGACTTGATTAGTACTGTAGAAATTTCAGTCTTAGACTTGATTGTGGGAACTACCATTAAATTCACTACAATTAAGGGCAAAGACCTTGAAGTAAATGTACCCGAAAGAACACAACCGGGTACTATGTTGAAGGTTAAGGGAGAGGGCATACCGTATCATCAAGGTGCGGGTGACCAATATCTCTTGCTTAAACCATTCATTCCTGCTAACATTGATTCATCTGTGGTAAACAGCATTCGTCAATCTCAAACAAATTAAAGGAACAGTTAGTGACTAATTCACCAGAAATCGAATCCATCATTGAATCATCAGTTGGATTCGCAAAAGAGCGCAACCACGAATATTGCACCATTGAACACTTGTTACTCGCATTGGTAACATTCACCCCATTCAAGAAATGTCTAGACCAATTTGGTACTGACACAGACTTGATGATTAAAGAAATCACATCATACATTGACAACTTACACGCTATCAAAGTAGATGTAAGTCAGGGACAAGATGTACAGCCTCGTAAAACACATAGCCTAGAGCGTGTGATGAATCGTGCAGTGACACAAGTATTGTTCACAGGTCGTAAGAACGTAACTAGCATTGATTTGTTCCTAAGTATTTTGAACGAATCTAACAGTCACGCCCATTACTTCTTGTTGAAGTATGGTGTAGAAAAGAATCAATTTGTTCCTTTCTGGCAAAAGAACTATAAGAACAATGACAGTGCTTTCGCATTGACAGAATCACAAGCAAATGAAATCCTAGAAGAATACACTATCAACTTAAGCGAACTAGCATTGACTGGTAAACTTGAGCCAATGATTGGTCGTACAACAGAAGTTAACGAGATTGTTAACGTACTTGCTAAACGATTCAAAAGCAACGTGTTGATGGTGGGTGACCCGGGCGTAGGTAAAACTGCTATTGCTGAAGGTCTAGCACAACAGATTGTAGATGGTAATGTTCCTGAGTTCTTAAAGGGTCATACCTTGTACAGTCTTGAAATCGGCTCATTACTTGCAGGATCTAAGTATCGCGGTGACTTTGAAGAAAAGATTAAAGCAGTTATCGAAGCATTGAGTGCCAAAAAGAAAGCTATTTTGTTCATTGATGAAGCACACACTATGAAGGGTGCCGGTGGCAATAGCTCAAATGGTTCTGTTGACTTTGCTAACATGATTAAGCCCGCTATCACTAAGGGTACATTGAAAGTTATCGCTAGTACAACTTGGGAAGAATACTACGAAAGTTTCGAGAAAGACCGTGCATTGATGCGCCGTTTCTATCGTGTATCAGTTGACGAACCAAATCGTGAATCAACTATTCGCATTCTCGGTGGCTTGAGCAAGCGATTGAATGACTTCCACAACGTAGAAATTGAAGACGAAGCTATTGTTGCGGCAGTTGATAGTGCAACTCGTTACATGCATGACCGTAAGAACCCAGACAAATCAATTGACTTGATTGATGCGGCAGCGGCTAAGCAAAAGGTCTTGGGCAACGATGGGGCTAAGATTACAAAAGAATTGATTTATGAACAAGTTGAACGCATGGCAAAGGTTCCTGCTGACAAGTTGAGTAATGATTCAAATGCACGTGTATTGACATTGGCTGACAATGTTAAGCATAAGTTGTATGGACAAGAGAAAACGGTTGATGAAGTATTGGATCGTTTGTATGTCTCATTCGCTGGTATCAGTCCAGAAACAAAGCCAATGGCAAGTTTCTTGTTCTTGGGCCCAACTGGTACAGGTAAGACAGAACTAGCACGACTACTATCTAAGAACCTTGACATGCCGTTACTCAAGTACGATATGTCAGAATACTCAGAAAAGTTCAACGTGTCAGCATTGCTTGGTGCCCCTCCCGGTTACGTAGGCTTCGGTGAAGGTAACTTGGGCGGCGGACGACTTATCAATGACTTGAGCAAGAATCCTCATGCTATATTGTTGTTTGACGAAGTTGAAAAGGCTCATCCTGATATCTTTAACGTGTTCTTGCAATTGCTTGACGAGGGCAGAGTTACAGGTACGAACGGTAAAGAAGTCAATGCTAAGAACTGTATCATTATTATGACCAGTAACTTAGGCTCAGCAGACAGCGAGAAGTCAGTCATTGGCTTTGGTTCTACTGAACGTCAAGGTGAAGATGACAAAGCATTGAAAGAGTTCTTTAAACCAGAGTTCCGCAATCGTATTGACTTGATTTGTAAGTTTGATAAACTTGACACATTGGCTATTAAGAAGATTGTGGTTAAGTTTACTGAGGACTTGCGTAAGACGTTGAACGACACATATCAAATTCAATTGAACTTGAGTGAGCCAGTCATTGAATATCTAGCTGAGAAGGGCTATGACAAGAAGATGGGTGCTCGTCCATTAAGTCGCAAGATTGACGAATTGATTCGGGTGCCTCTATCTAAGAAAATCTTGTTTGAACGCATCAAAAATAGTACAATCAATGCTGTGTTGAACGGTGAAGATATTGAGTTTGAAGTCACACAAAAACTAGTAGCGAAAGTAGGAGAAGATGGGGTTATTGAAGTCAGTCAATGATGTTCCCGGTATCGATTATCACGATTACCGAGACGATACTTATTACGGCAAATATCAGTATAGATTACGGGTCACTGTACCCGGAATCAGATATGCTTGGTATTCAGATATCGAGAAATTGAAAAAACGACTAACCGATAAGGGACAGAAGTTTTTTAGATTACGAGCTGATGAAAAGCAAGATATTATCGACAATTTACCTAAGATTGAGGCAGTGATTAATTTCAAGGATAGTAACAAAAAGGTAAAAGACTTTACGTTACGCTGTGAGGGTGACACTGCCGCAGTATTCGGTAATGACCCTCAGAAATTGAGAGACCTCGTAACTCAGTTCGGTGGCGATATTCAGCACGATTTAACCGAAGTAGTTACTAGCAGTATAACTGGGACAAAGTATTTCGTCAACGAGCCTAAATATGGATACAGAGTTTACTTAAAGAGTAAACGTGCTCCGGAAGGGTTTAAAGAAGAACTTAAAAAGTTTCTGAAAACCAATAGTAAACTATTGACACCTAGCCCAGCAATGCGTAACTGGATCTCGGAGAAATACGTGAACAGTTACTGGTGGAATAACTACATGTCTAGTTATTTCTTTATTGACTACAATGATGAGTCTACTTTAAGCTATCTAGCGTTGATGTACGGCGAAATGCTCGGCAAACGCTATAAATTAGAAAAGCGACCAGATCCTGTCTGACATGATAAATACTCTATTAATGGAGTATTTTCATGGCAAAGATTGTAGAAGATGTATTAGTCATCAAATTCAGTAAAATCGTCAAGGACAGTGAATCAGAAGTTTCTGGCATCGCTGGTTCCGACGTTCAACAAGCATTAGAGCAAGTAGCACAAGAACTAGTCGGTGACGCAGTTGTTGTCGAAGTAGTGAGAGCATAATGAGCCAAACGATTACTACACTAATGCTAGGACAAACCGCTTTTGCAGGCAACAACACCACGGTTATCAGCGACCATTTCCCTGCAGCAGGATACTACCTAAGCAAAAAGAACCTACAGACCCTAGCATGGAAACTAACTTCAGTTTCTGGGTATGTTTCATTTCAAGCAACATTGTCAGAAGTGCCAACTGACGGTGATTGGTTTGAAGTTCATTCTATTGACGCTGACGGATTAACTCAAATCAGTTATCAAAACGTTACTGGTAATTTCGTCTGGATCCGTGTCGTCATCAGCAATTT